GTGCTGGGACGGGTATTTGATCCGCGTAACAACGCACTTAACGCATGGCGGCTCGTCCTGGCTACCTCGGTGATTCTCTGGCACACCTGGCCCCTGACCGGCCACGAGATTCCGCCGAGGCCTATCACTCAATTGCTTTCGCAGGTTGGGGTGGACGGATTCTTCGCCGTATCGGGGTTCCTGATCACTTCGAGTTGGATGCGAAACCCGCAGCCGCGCAGTTACTTCACATCAAGGGCCTTGAGGATCCTCCCGGGATTGTGGGTATGTGTATTCATCACCGCGTTCGTCATCGCTCCACTCGGCGTATTGATTCAACGCGGCTCCGTCAGCGAACTGATGAAGTCCGGGGCGCCCGCCGCGTACGTGTTGAACAACGGGCTGATGAATGTGCTGTTCTATCCCGGCATCGCCGGCACCCCGAAAAACATTCCATGGCCCGGAGTATGGAACGGCTCGTTGTGGACGCTGGCGTTCGAGACGGGCTGCTACATCGTCGTCGCGCTGCTCGGGATTTCGAGTCTACTAAAGCACCGGTGGACCATCCCCACCGCATTTGTGTTAACCCTCACCGCTACAGCAGTTTTCGGCTTCCCGGCTTTCGCAATGTCCACCATTCCCCAGATGATTGCCCGATTCGCAGTCATGTTCGCGGCCGGGGCGTTGATCTATCAATACCAGGACAAGATCCCCGCCAAATGGTCGCTGGTCGCCCTGTCGCTGGGACTGCTATTGCTATCCGGGCTACTGCCCAACTACCGCGTTCTGGGAGCAATCCCCTTGGCATATCTGGTGATTGCCTCCGGCGCGCTATTGAAACGCCTGAACCTGCGCAATGACCTGTCCTACGGGGTGTACATCTACGCCTTTCCCATCCAACAGCTACTCGTCATCATGGGACTCGCAACATTGCGGGTGTTCCCGTTCTTCATCGTGGCGACCCTGGTGACACTGCCCCTGGCAGCAATGAGCTGGTTCGTTGTCGAGAAACGCGCGTTGGCACTCAAGAAACGGCTGCGCGTCAAAGCGGGTGCGGGGTGACCATGCTGCTAGCCGTTGGACGGTCCTCGGATGGCTGTCGTGTCGGCCTGGCGCCGCGTGCGGGCCGCACTCACCGAATTGAACAAATGTGCCTGGCTCCCCGAACCGACAGCCGTAACCGGCAGACCGCTTCAGCGCGAGAAAACCGGCCGATCCAACGCGATCGCCCGCACTTCGGCGGTCCACCGCCGCTGACCGACGCCACCTGCCACGACGGGCCACTTCTGCGTCGCACCGATTGATATCCCCTCAGCCATTCCTGGTCCTCAGAGACAAAAAATCCCAGGTCGTCTGACCTGGGATTATGGTGGAGCTAAGGGGACTCGAACCCCTTGGCGTGAGGGTATATACGCAGGTCAGATCATATTTTCTTGATCGATTCGGACCTGTTGAGACTTGATACGACCTGCGGAAACCTAACGGCGTGTTGAAAGTTTCAACACACCACCCCGTAGCGCTCACCGATACCGCCGCCGGTACGGATTCTCATAGAAGCCGTCCGGCCGCTCGACCTGAAACATGCTGGGCGCCAACCACAATGTCATCGTCACGCTCGACATCTCGTTGTCACTGAGCACGTCGACCTGCACCACCCCAATCCAGTGCGAATCGTGCGTCCGCATCCACGCAATCTGGTAGCCGCGCATCCATTCCTCGATGCGCAGCCCCTCTGCACGCACCGTGATGTTGCGGTTCCGGACGCCTCCACCCACGCTCCCTGGCAAAGCCCGGCGCATGTTGACGTACACCATACGGTAGACCCGCTTAAGTGTCGGGAAGCGCGGATTGCTCGCCCATCTATCGAACACGTGTTCGATTTTACGATCCATCCGGATCGGCATGACAGATTGCCGCAAGCCGGCAGAAGCTTCTTGCGCACCCGAACCACTAAGTGTGTAGTGTCACCTCAAACGTGTCTTTGCTGAGGGGGTAGCTGTGACTGATGACAAGATCCTTCAGGCTGACCTTGATGCGATGGGCAAGATCGGCCCGCACCTGCGCACCGTTGCGGGTGAGATCCGCGGGCGTATCCCTGCCGGTGATCACGCGAGCGCTGGTGCCGATCCTGGCCTGGCGGCGCTGGAGGCTTTCTCGAAAGCGATCTCGGATGTGGAGCGCATCGCCGCCGCTCGCCTGGAGACGATCAGCGATTTGTTTGACGAGGCACACAAGGGCTTCCTGACCACCGAGCAGCTGAACGCCGGGTATTACAAGCTGCCCAGCATCTATCAGCCGCCGCTGCGCGCATGAGGGCGTAGTCGTGACGACGCTCGATGAGTTCATGGCGGCCAAGTCCAACGCCTATATGGCGGTGGTGGACAGCTGGCGGCCCCGCACGGCCGCGTTGAAAGCGAACTACGACGACTACAAGCGGTGGGCCACCACCCCGAACGGAACGTACTGGTCCGGCAAGACGGCCACCGCCGCGCAAGAGGCTGCCGCCGATGACTGCAAGGGCACCGATAACGCGGACGACACCGTCGAGGATGTCGTCAAGCTGGCGACTGCCACCATCACCTATGAAGTGTTGCCGCCGTTGACCAGCGGGCAGAACCTCGTCACCAACGCTCTGCGTGAGGGTGTCACGGTCAGTCAAGACTTCACGATGACCTATCACCCGGCTGAGGGTGAAAGCGAAAAGTCGGTGGCCCGCAACAAACAGATTGTGGCCGACGCAGAGCGTGAACTACGCGAGTATGTCGCCAAGTGGGACAAGGCCACCCAAGAACTCAAGACGCAGGCTGACAGCGCGCGTGAGAACATGTTGTCGCGCATCAACCCGAAAGCCGCTCTGGTGGATGGGCGCAAGACCTTGCGCGACGCCACGCCGGACCAACCAGCGACCGAGACGATCGACTACAAACATCAGTACCCCAAGGCCACCGACCCGGCCAGCACCACCCCGGCCGCGGCCACCGGCGGCCCGGAAACCATCAACTACAAAGAGCTGTACCCAAAAACCGCCTCGGTCGACGGGCATCAGCTGGGCAGCATCGGCGCCATGCCTGGTGTCGGGGATATCGACAAAACCAAACCAGCCAAGCTCGCCCCCACCTTGGCTGATCGTGATGTTCCGGCGTTCAAAGAAATCACTCGCCAAAACCTGATCAACGCCAAGGTTCCTGCCGATCAGATCGAACAACGCGTCAACGACGCGGTGAAGGCAGCACAAGCCCCACATTTTGTGCCCGACGCTGATCCGATGCGCACACCCGGGCAGGTGCCGCTACACAACTCGCCCGGCGATCAATTCAACAACATCGTGGGCCGCGCTAACGATGAGGCCACCAAAACCATTGACGGCCAAATCGAGCAGGGGAAAATCCTTACCGGACAAGCAGGTCCGGGCGCACCTGGTGTTGCCGAAGCATGGAAACAAGTCGGCCTGGGCGCAGCCCAACAGGTTCACGAGCTGACGTCCGATCCATTGGCCGCACCCAAAATGGGTATTGAACAAGCCAAAGACTTCTACAACCACCCCGGCGAGTTCATCGGCAAAAACCTCATCCACGGCACCGAAGCCCTCGCCGGCGGAGCTGTCGGAGGCGAAGCCGCAGCCGGAGCACGCGGACTACTCGGAGACCTCACCGGCACCGAAGGACGGGTCATCACCCATGGGCTCGAAGACGGCGGAAGCCATCATTCGGTGGACCATCCCGCGCCTGCGGGCGACCACGGCGGAGGCTTAGGCGGAAATGTCGGCGGCAGCGACAATCTGCCGCATATCGAAATCAAGATGAAGGATGGTTGGTCCGAGTTCCAGCAGACACAAATGGAACAAAAGATGCAGCAGTTCAACGCGGCCGTCGGCGACAACGGCTTCAGCCAGACACCCCCAGTTCCGCGGGATCCCGCCGTACGCCAATTGTTTTTGGATACGCTCGGCATGGACCGCGTTCCACCCGGTGTCCACGTCGATCACACGCGTGACCTGCAAGCGGGCGGAACCGACTCGATCGACAACATGGGATTACTCGATGGCAGCGTAAACACAAGCTTCGGGTCGCAGCTCAATGCGAGAATGAATGAGCACCCGCCAGGCACGGTATTTGGTGGTGTACGACCACCTGATCCCTGACATACGCTGTCGACAGGACCTCCGGTAACGACCATTTAGGAAGATCGATGGAATTCGCATTCGACCCGCCGACACGGCCAAGTGTCGCTTGGGTTCCCGGCCTGATTGGCGGCATGTTTGCCGATCGCGGGCTATGCGGCCGTTCGATGAACAGTGGTCTGTTCCGGTTCCACGACGCCATCTCAGCGCCCGCCGCGCAAGAGGTGGTTGATGCGATGTTCGGAACGCGCGGACTCGCTGCCGAGGTGTACGCATTTGATTGGCTGGCACGTCAGTTCGCCGTCACAAGCCGACTTACCCCCGAGGGGGAACCCGACCCGGCCCAGACCTCACGCACTGTCGTGGTCCTTGACCCCTTCGACGGTTCGGTCACGCCGTGGGTCGACGCGCACTCGTTCGAGCGGGCACTGAGCGTCCCGCTTGCTCAGGGCTTTCTCCTACCTGAACTGTTTGGTGAGTGGATGATCACGACAGGGATCAGCCAGCTGCCGTTCGACGCCTGCGCCGGGGCGAGCGTGCCGGGGTTCTACGGCGGTAAGCGTGAGGTCGCTAATCTGAGCCTCGATTCCGTGGATGTGTATCTGACATTCACGCAACAACTTTGGGAACACGGCCAGAAGAACGGCCCCGGATCGCCACCGCCGCGCTTGGTGGCCATCAAGGGGCAGTAGACATCACGCGATTTTCAACGGCGCAGATCGCCGAACTCAACTGTGAGATCAAGCCTCGTCTGTCCGACTTGTATGACGGGTCCGCATCGCTTCTGAGTAAGCGCGGACACGGGATCGTGAATCGAGCTATGAAGAAGGGCACTGTCGGCGGGGATGTCGGCATGCAGCTCCTCTTTGAGCCGGCGATGTTGCTCAGTTTGGTTGCAGCACAGGATGTCCTCTACGGTCTCGCGGTAGTGGCCAAGGACGTCCCGTTCATCGGCAACTACGGCCTGTGGAGTCCATGCGAGGCGACGATCGCCGCCACCCACCGTCTGCTCACGATCAGCGGTGACCCGCGCGCTGCCGACGTCGAGCTGTGGCTGTCGCTACCAGAAAACGACGGACATCTCGGGCCACCGGTGATCCATCAAGCCATGACGAACAGGTTGAACGGATTAGTCGTCGAACAGATCAAATCCGACGCGTACACGCCTCCCCTGAAACTCCCCGAGTTCTCCTACATCGTCGCCAAGCTGCGCGAACTGTCAGTCATGTGGGCATTCGGAGGCTCAGAACGATGGCCACGCCCAAGGATCGATGAGGCAATCATTGGTATCCGCCAGCAGGTCGCCGACTTTCTCGCGTAACTGCGGCGGCCTCACGTAGAGCGGTCCTGAACACGTGCGTTACCACTTCTGACCTGGGCGTGATCTTGTAAAGTCCCCTCAACATCACGCAGAGGGGGAATCCAGCCATGTTCAAGCCGGGGCGAATCTACTTGGCAGTCGCTGCCACTCTCATCGCCGCCGGCGCTGGCGTCGGGTCTGCCCCGTCGGCCAGCGCGGGATGCGAGACAGGACCGTTTGCGCAGTACTGCGACGGGCCGATCAAGACCGATGGCACCTGGGACCGCTGCTTTACCTCGTCGCCGCAGGCGACGTTCGGCCAGTACGGTCAGGTCAGCGGCTGGGTGCCGTCGACGGGCCGCTGCTACCCCGTCGATCCGAACGAGTTTCCCCCGACTCCGATCGGGCAGCCCCAGTACCACATCTACCCCTAGACCCGAGTAGGAGACTCATGGCTACCTCACGCAACAGCGCCAAGACCGCCCAACAATTGGCGGCCTCGGCGAAGGTGGCGGCCAACAACGAATACGAGCGCTATATGGCTGAGGCGATCGAGAAGCTGGCAGAAACAGTCGCGGATATTGGGTTCAAGCTCCACCATTTGAACTAGGGGCCGGTGCAGGAACGATCCGGGGATTCGGCGATCGGGCTGACAGCGAGCAAAGACCCTGCCTGCTCCGCTCGTGCAGAGCCGTGGCACTACTGGAGCTGAGCCGCAACATCGAACTGGAATCCGTGGTTCCATACGTCCCACGTACCTGGCAGCAGGAACAGTGTGCAGCCGTCCGGCGCTTGCTGTCGGATGGTCTTCACCGCGTGGTCAACCGCTGTCATGCCATCCCACAGCGCATAGGCCGGATCCCCGTACTTGCCGTGTGCGCCAGTGGCGATGAACTTGATGGCGTCGAATAGCAGGCGCACTAGGTCGGGCAGGATCGCGAACAGTTGCAGCGGATTGAGTACCGCGCCAAACGTATTCGCCTGGCCCGACGTCATCAGTCCGGCCAGGCCCTTCAACACTCCATGCAGTGGGTCGTCGCTCGGCGCGGTCCCGAGTAGCTGCTGGAACGCCTGTTTCGGGAACACGGTGAACAGATAGCTGGCGAAATCCAAGGTCAGCTCTGCGCGAGTCAGGAGCTCGTACAACAGGAACAGCAGGCCGCGGGCACGCGGGTACCAGTCGCCGTCGATCGAATAGGACCAGTAGCGGTCCCACACCCAGGAGGGCTGGGGAGTTTTGGAGATCCCCTCCCCCGGATCATTTCCATTGAGGCTGCCTTCGGCGGGCATCGCCGGGTCGCCGAATGTGGTTACGCCGACGACGTATTCGCGCCATTCGGGCGGGAGCGCGGTCAGGAACTTCTGCACCGATACCCCGCCCATGCTGTAGCCGATCAGCCAGATGGGTGTGCCGACCATCGGCCGGTAGAGGCGCATCGCTTCGTCGCGGAAATCGTTGGTGGCCTTGGCGAAGCTGTGCGCGGTGGGCGGGTTCAGGAACGCCCGTGAATCGGCCCACACGCCCTGGATCGGGTACAGGGACGGCGCCGGGTTGGTGGGGGCTTCGACATAGGCGCCGATGGCCTTGCGTACGTCGAGGTTCGCCACGCCGTCACTACGCAGTGGGGTGGCGATCCCCATGCGCTGCAGCCTCTCCAACTCGCCGGGGTCGTTGTTCATGAACGTGGTGATGTCGATGACCGAAGCCTTGGTGGCCGCGGTGTACTTGCGGTCCAAGATGACGCCGTGTTCGATAGCGCGGCTGTTCTTCGGATAGGCGAGCAACAGCCGGCGTTCGATCGGTATCACCGCGTCGGATTCATCACCCTCTCCGTAGCCGATCCACTTCCCGTCAGAGCCGTTCATGCGGCAGCCTTCTCGGCGTCGAGCCACGCTTCGATGTCCTCGGCGGCGACGGCCTTCTTGGTCTTGCTGATGCTGGCCAGCAGCGTCTTGGCGAGGTTGGCGTCTTCCTGCCGGTCTGGGTACTTACCCGGGTTGTCGGCCGCGGTCGATACCTCCCAGAGCAGCGCGATGGACGGTGTGTGACCTTCCTTGGCAAGGGTGACTACTGCCGTCACGTGCTGGTTGGCGTCGATGGCGCGCGCCAGGTTGGCGCGGGTGTTCACGTTGCCTTCGCCGAGGTGCCGTAGCGGCGAAGCTGACGGGATCGGCGCGTTCTGCGCGCGAACGTAATCCAGGATCTCGCGCTGTTCGGAGTCGGTCAGGGCCATAAGGAAACCTCCTGTGGTGCGGGTGTCGATTTGTCTCTGGACGTCGGTGCGGAAGATGTTCATGTCGATAGCGCCGGGGTCCCACTTGCCCTGGCGCACCCCGGCGGGGCCGAGTTGCGCCCATTCCTTGTGGGAGATAGCGCGTTTCGCCGTCTGGGCGAGCTTGCGTAGGATCGCTGCGAATGCCTTGACCGTGGCCTCGTATTGCACTGGCGGCCAGCCGGTCCGGTGTGGGGCGTTCTCCTGCGGCAGGATCGCGACCTCTACCCCGATCGTCACCGGGTTGGCGTTGTCGGTGGGAATCCCGGGCCACGACCCGACACCGGCATGATTGGCCTTGCCGATACCGCAGACCCATACATCGCCGTTGGGCCGGATCAGCAGGTGCGCGGCCAACCCCAGCGTCGGATGGAATGCGATCCCTTCCGGGGTCTCGTTGGCGTTGCCGGTGTGATGGAACACCGCGCCCCACAGCACGCCTTGGTCGCCTTCTCCGCGGTCTTTCCAGCCGTCCATCTCGAAAACGCGCAGCCCCTCGGCGCGTAGCACATCGGCCAGCCAGTATGGGTCTCCGCGGAAGCCGGGCGCCGGTGTCAGCACATCCGGGGTGGTCGGCGCGGACGGATCCACGGGCCCGCCGGCCAGCGCGCGACGCAGCACCGACCATGCTTCGCCCCAACGCTGCGCATACCGATCCGGGAACGCCGACTTCTGGACCTGCTGCACGACCTGCCCTGCCACGGCTGGGTTTCCAGCCGCGCGCCCGTAGTCGTCGGGCAGCGCGGCCAGGAACATGTCCGCGGAGTCGGCCAGGGTCATGCGTTTCCTGGCACCGTTGAGGTCGCCGAACAGGCCGCCCCAGCCCCAGGGACGCCCTGGCGCACCAGGACGTGAGACCTGCTGCTGGAAATAGCCCGACGAGAGAGCATCGTCGGATTGCGAGTCGTGGTCGAACTGCTCGGTTTGCGGATCTGCCGCGTTCCACGGGCACCACCACTGCCGCTCCCCGTTGTCGTCTTCGGCGCCGACCTCGACGTCGATGCACATGAGCGCCAAAACGGTGGCGAGCTCGTCAAGACCACGTGCCAGCGACACGGCGTGCACCTCGCAGGCGATCTGCTCGCGGCTGCGCAGCGGGCCGTCGGGCCGGAACCATACGAAACTCATCGGCTGCCACCACCGAAGATCGGGACCAGCTGTTCAAGACGTTGCAGCAGTTGACCGAACCGGCCGTCGAACAGCCGGTCATCGAGTGTGCCGGGAATGGCGTCGGTGAGCTTGTCCACCGATTCGTCGGCCTTGCGGGCGAGCGCGGCGACCTCGGCACGCACATCCTGCCGAAAATCGTTAAGGAACTTCGTCAACAGCTCGCGCACGACAGCGCCGCAGTGTTCGCCGATGCTGTCGAACAACTCCCCGCGCCACTGAGCTATCCGGTCCTTGATCACCATCCGTACTTCCCCTTACCGATATCTGGATCAAAGTTGTCCATGCCGTCACTGACGTAATGGGCTGCACACCAACCAATCCGGAACGAGAACCCGGCCAGCGCGACGTAGAACAGCGGATACTTGACGAGCTGCACGAAGGACCGGGCCGACATCAGCCCATCTCCACGTAGTCAATGGCCGGGCCAAACCTGCGTGGCCCCAACAGATCCTTGGAGCCCTGCACGGAGATGATCAGCGACCGGTTCCCTGTTCCCTTGGGGGCGGTGGCGTTCTCGTCGTTCCACTCTTCGAGCAGGCTGCCGTTGCGGCGGAACGTGTGCACGTTCCCGACGAAGTTGTGCCGGATGACATCGCCAGCGCCGAATGTGCCGATCGTCTTGACCACAGTGTCCACCCCGGCCCTCCGCACGATCCGCAGCGTCGATGAATCCATTTGCACCCCAACGCCACCGGTGACAGCATTGTTGGACCCGCGCCCCAGGACCGTGGTTCTACACAGGTCACCGGTCAGGCTCGGCCCTGAACCCTGACTGCCGATGCGGAACTCCACATAGCCGTCGTCGCGATCCAGCGCGGCGACGTAGCGGGCGTGAGCGCCGTTCAGCTGCAGCGAGAGCAGCCCATCGGGGACTCCGAGGCGACACACATTGCCGACCACACTGGGCTTATAGCCGTCGATACTGGGGTTGATCACCCAGTTGACGCCGAGATCGCCGTCAGCGCGGTTGAAGTCGTCGCGGATCCGGTTCGCTGACCACACCAGGGTTTCGCCGAGATACGCCCGGGTGATGGCCTTCTCGCCGAGCATCATTGCCTTGATAGCGGTGCCGCCGAGGTAGATACCGGGCATCAGTCGCTCAGCAGGTAGAGGACGTTGGGTTCTTTGGTCGTCAGCGCCGTGTAGTCGGTCGAGGTCATGGGCACTGCGTCGAGCTTGATGGCGTTGCCTGCGCTGTCGTGGGCGGTGACAACACCGACGCCGGCCTTGGCTGCGGTGACAGCACCAGCGGCCAGCTGGGGTGTGCCAACAGCAGCGTCGTCGATGTTGACGGCCTTGACGCCCTTCGACGCGATCTTGGGAGAAGTAACCGCTCCGGAAGCCAGTTTCAGTTCGGTGACGGCGCCTTCGGCCAGCTTCGCTGTCTTGACCGCGCCATCGTTCAGAGTCGACGGCGCGACTTCGGCGATCTCCTCACGCATCTCCGGTGCGAGGCGCTGGCCGCGCGGGGCCGACGTGTCGAGATACGGGACCACCTTCGCCATGCCGGGCAGGCTAAGGCGGCGGCGTGCAACTACCGGCCGCCGAAAGCCCGCGCGACCGCATCGAAGTTGGCCTCGACCTCGGCCGGATCTTCAAACCCGGGCGGCGGCGTGCGTTTGGCTTGGTATCCGTCGCCGTTCAGCGTCTCGGCGTCGTCTGTGGTCGGCGCATACAGCCGGTCCAGTAGCTGCTCGCGCTCGTGCTTGTCCTTTTCCTCGTTGCCGGTGTGCAGGGCTTCCAGCCACACCTTCTCGGCTTCGTCGATCAGTGCGTGCATGTGCGGCAACTGCCGCATCGGATCAGCGATGCCGTCGCCCCGCATTCGGGTCCGAATCGCCCGCCAGTGAGTAGCCGCCATCACACTTAGCGTGATGACGGCAAGGTAGGGCGGGCCGTGCCCCATGTCGCTATCGCGCGGGCAACCCTGCCCATGCTGTCGGCCGGCAGTTCGCCGCCCATCATGGTGACCAAGATGCGTTCGTGCTCGCCGGATTCCAGGTGATTCTGCAGGAACAAGGTCAGGTAGCCCTGTTTCTCGACAACATCGATCTTGGCGTTCACCGACATGGCCAGCACCGGCACGGCGTTGGGCATCGGCCGGCGCGCCCTGACGACCCCGACACCGGGGACTTCGAGCGGGACGAACGGGCCCGTCTGCGGGGCCAGGTCCGCGTCACCGAGCATGTCGTCGAAACTGTCTGGCGGGTCGTACATGTGAACCTCCGAGGCGCAACTACTGGAACTTGCCGGGCACCAGGATCGATGCCGTGATGGAGCGGCCGGCCCAGGACGGTTCCTCCGACGCGACGAACGTGCGTTCCCCTGTCGGCCGCGGCGGGTTCGGCAGTGCGGCCACCGCGCTGCATGCCAGGTTCCCGTCTACGTTCTCCAGTTCCGTCGTCCCGGCCGGCACGGTCTGCGTGAGTGTGGTTTGGAGCGCGTTGTGCGGGATGTAGGACACCAACAGCAGCAGTTGTCCGGCGCGGTCGATCGATGGGCAGATATGGCCGTCGTAGCGTTCCCACCATCTCTTGCGTAGCGATGATGCGAACTGCCAGCCCTCATCGAGCAGCGGGTTGGCGCCGCGCACGGTGATCAGGTGTGCGATGGACTCAGCCAGTATGCCGTTGCCGAACGTGTAGGAGGCCGGTTCGGTGGCTTTGGCGGCCCGTACGTACACCTTCATGTGGGCGTCTTCCCAGCCGCCGTCGCGGGCGTGGACCTGTGTCCAGCCGGTCTGCTCGGGCTTGATGTCGCTGATGAGCCCGAACTGGTTGGATACCACCGCAATAAGCATGTCGCCTAAGGCAGTGCCCGCGGGCACATCGACGTCGGTGTGGAAGGTGTTGCTCACCGAGTGCTCTATCCCGACAACCGTGGGGGTCGACAAGACAGGTGGCTCACCGATGACCGGGGTGGCGTAGAGATCCAGTCGGGTGCCGCCGGAGATGAAGCCCGACTCGGTGTTTTGGTCACCGCCATCGATCGAGGTGTTCTCCCAGAAGTCCGTCCGGAACCGCACCTCCACCCGGCCGTGGAACGTCTGCCCGGGTGCCACGATGCTCCAGCCGGTCCAGTGCGGCATCAACGGGATGCTGGCGGAGTTCTGCCGGATCTCGCTGACCCCAAATCCGGTGCCGAGAGCCAGGATTCCGCCCTTACCGATGTCGCCGCCGATACCGAATTTGCTGACCTCGGCCATGTCCCACGATGTCGGCACCGCCGCGGTTGCGGTGATATCGCGGCCGTGGAGGGTGAGCAGGTAGCCGCGGGACCGTGCCTGCAGCGTCACCTGGGCGCCCTCCCGGGTCACCATGCCGTAGACCGACTGCGGAATCGGGGTGTTGTTCGTCCAGGACACCACGACAGCGTGGACTGCGTCGTTCTTGTTGCCGCCACCTGATGTGTCGTAAGACTTTGACACCGAAGGCACTTCGGCGCCTTTGAGGTGGCGCATCTGCATCCAGGGCTGCGGAGCGATGGCGTCGCCGACGACCGCGAAGTGCTCGCTCATGCCGAACCAATCGGCATCGCGAACGCCAGCAGTCGAGTCCAGCGGGCTTGTGCTTCCCAACGCGGCTCGAACTCTGAAGGGGTGGTCCATACACCTGGGGTTTGGACAGCGGCCAGGTATCGGAAGTGCAGGGAATCCTGCGCGTCGAGTTGGCCGACGTTGACCCAGGCTTGGGAGCTGTCTCCGTCAGCGAAGAACCGTCCGAACAGCAGCTTGTCCGCGGCGTTTTCGGGTCGGTCCACCTGTCCCCTGCCGCCGAATGAGTCCTGGATTACCGAGGGAAAGTCAGCTGTGGGCGACTTGCCGACAGCCCAGGACCAGGCGTCGTGAATCACTACGGTGCCCGGGTTTTGGGCAACGATGCTGCGGGGAGCCCGGATGACTTGCACGGTGATGTACACCGGGTCTGGGGTGTTGTTGAAGTAGGTGAGATCACCATCGATCATCGTCACCGGGTCGGGTGATCGGCTGATCTGCCCGTCCTTCTTGGACTGCAGGAATCGCTCAGCGACGATGCTGGGGAACCAGTTTCGCCTCATGTCGAGCCCGTTGACGGTGGAGAGCATGTACTCCGAGGTGCACACCTTGATGCTCATCCGGTCACCACATTTCCCTGCTGCGGGAAGGCCCGCATTTCAATACGCGTCCAGTTCGCACGGGCCTCGTGCTGCGGCTGATTCTTGTTCGCGTTGTTCGACCACGGCGGCGGGGTCCACACATAGCAGCGGTACCAGAGGTTGAGCGTTGCCCCTGGATCGATCGGGCCCACCCATTCGTCCATGCTGTTGGCGTCGGCCCACCGCCACTGCCGGCCAGGGTTGGGCTCGGCGACGCTGTTCGTTCCCAAGTCCCAGGCCGATCCACACTGGGAGTTGTAGATACCGGTGGTCACCGGCATCGCGGCATCGGCGTCGATCGCAGTAGTCCACCGGTCGCGGAATTGGATAGCGTTCGGATTCGAGGTGAGCCATGACCGCGGCCCGCGCGTAACGCGGATCAGCACCATCTGCGGCAGCGGGGAATCGTTGCGCCAGGACGCTTTCTGGTCGATCAGCAGCTTGCCGGGCAGCGCGATCAGCGGCGCGATGATCGAACCGTCACCACCGGAGAGTGCCCGGATATCGACCACAGGGCGTACCAGCGCCCACGGTTGGAGCCGCAGCTGACCGGCCGCATCGGTGGTGAGGTTCTCCCCGATGCAGACGTTCGGCTCGGTGTACTCCGTGATCGGCACGACCGTGAGGCTACGGAGCCGGGGTGAGCGTGGTCGTCAACGTCAGCCCGTCTGCGTCGGGCCAGTCGGCAACGAACGACTCCGTGCGATAAAGCGCACCCGAACCCGCCGAGACGACCAACCACGAACTGCAGCCGGTGGCATCGTCGTCGTCAAACACGCTGCGCAGCGCAATCGTCGGGTTCTCGGGATAGTCAGGGTGGATCTTCACCGAACCGCGCAGGTATCCGTCCATGCCGGCAGGGTAACGACCAGCAGTGCCAACTGTGCTCACGCGACGGCGAACTCAGCGCGGTACTCGGCGGGGGTCATGACGCGTACGGCTCCGGTCGAAGACACCACGATCCATCGGTCCGCGATCGCGATCAGTTCGGCTGAACCATCGCGGCGCGACAGCTGGATACGCCACGCCGTGGGGTTTTCGACTTCCTGCGAGCCGTGGATGATGCCGTAGTGCAACTTACGAGCGGTCAGCAGCGAGTCGATCATGACGAGGGTCTGAGCGGCGCTTGCCGGTGTGCCATCGAAGTACATCGCCTGATAGGTGGTTTCTTGCAGCGGTACTGCTTTTGCGAATCCCATTGCTTCTCCTATGGTTTGGGCTCGACGATGAGGTTGCGGTCAGTGAATGTGGCGGTGCTGGTGCTGGTCTTGTAGACAGCCTTGACGGTGGTGGTGCCGGGAGAAAGGCCTGTCAGGTGGAATCGGCGTGCGATGGTCCCGAACATGCCGGACGTCACTGTGCGACCGTAGGCAGCGCGCGTGTCAGCGGCAGCCAGAGTGTTCGCGCCCGACAGCGTGAACCCCATATATCCGGTTTGGGCGGCTGCACCGCCCGATGAATAGGCCGCTGACACATCGATGGTCAGTTCGCCGCTGGCGGGAACGTTCAGAGTGACCGAGGGCCCGGTGGTGGTCAGGTCCACGTAGGAAGTGCTCGCGGTTCCTTGTGCTGTGGCCACCGCGGCGGACACGATGCGTGAGGGAGTTCCGGTGTCCAGGAACGCGAATTGCGACATCGACCCTGGCAGTGTGGAATCCGAGGACGCCCAGCCGCCGCCGCGATAGTTGGGCCCCATCAGTGAGGTGGCGCCGGAATCGTTGTAGGAGTCGAATGCGGTGCCGTTGACTCCAACGGTGAAGGTGCGTACGGAGTCGGAGGTCAGGGTGAAGGCGTTGAACGGGATGGCCGCGCCGATCGTTCCCGTCCTCCAGGCGGACTTCACTCCGGAGGCGACCCGGCCGAGCTCGTAGTGGGTGGCCCCGGAAACATCCCACACACGCAGGTAGACGTAGTCGGTGAATGTCGCGTTGGCGCGGATGATCAGCATATAACCGCCGCCGGCGGCGCCAGGGGGCACGGTGCGCCACTGTCCGGCCGCGGTCATCGAATCGGTCTGCGCGACCCCGGTATTGAGCTTGAGCGTCGGCAAGATGAGGGTGCCCATGGCGGTGAACTGAGTCGGCACCGGTGCGCGGGCGCGTAACCAGATCTTGGCCGGACCGCCAAGACCGCCTTTGGCGTAGTTGCCCAAGAAGCCGCCGCTGCCGCCTGCGCCGCCACTTCCGGGACCACCAGCGCCCGCGTTGCCGGTTCCGCCGGATCCTGCGGTGAAGGTGTCCCCGAACGCTGACAGCGTTTGAGGGTTGATGGTCTTGCCGTTCTGGCCGCTGCCGCCACGGCGCGCACCTTCACCCCCGAGACCGCCTGCGACTGATGCAACGACCGCACCCGAGGGACTGGTGATCGTGGAGGTGTCGCCGGGGCTTCCGTTGTCGCCGAAACCGAGGCCCTCGTCTTGGCCGCCCAGACCGCCACCGCCAGCGAAGATCGAGTAGGCGCCAGGTTCGAGGGGGAAGCTGCCGGTGGCCCAGTTGGCCGGATAACCGCCGACACCGTAGGCGCCCGATCCTCCCTCGCCGCAACCGCCGCCACCGGCAGCTGGCGCGATGGCGTACTCGGCGCTGACCGCCCACGTCGGTGGTGTCCACGGCGCGGTTCCGGGGCCGGTGAACACCGTGGTTTCGGCGGGCCGGAAGGTCACCGACTCGTTGAATCCGCCCACGTCGGACAAGATGTTTTGCAGCGCACTGATTGCGGCCCCCTGAGCGTTGAGGGTGTTGACCAGCGCGGCCATCGCCTGGTTGGCCTGTTCCTGAGAGGCTCGTGGAACGTTGTTGCCGCCGAACTGATTGAACATCTGGGTGGGGATCGAAGCCAGCGCGTCGGCGAAGCCCTCCACTGCCTGCCCCACGACGCCCGGGGTGTTGCGGATGGCGTTGATGCCCGCATCGATGGCGCCCTGCGCGTTGCTCTGGGCTGCTGCCGCCGCGGTGGAGGCAGCGCTCGCGTCGGCGATCGCGGTCGAAGCGTTGGTGCTGGCCGTGTTGGCCGTCGACTTGGTGCCCAGGAAATCTGCCACCGCCGCCGCGATGTTCGCCCATGACCCGCCGCTGAGCCACGATGTCCAATTGCCGAGCCCCGTAGCCGCATTGGTCCCCGCTGTCGTCGCGGTGCTCTTGGTGCTCAGGAAGTCAGACACCGCGGCACCGACGTTGGCCCACGAGCCGCCGGTGAGCCATGACGTCCAGTTCCCGAGGCCGGTGTTCGCATTCGTCGTCGTACTCGAGAGTTCCGACCACTTCGCCGTCAACCAGTCGGTGATCGAGGTGAACGTCTTGCCGTTGCCGCCCGTGACGGCCTCGGCGATCTCCTGCTCAGAAACCTGGCTGCCGCGCTGGCTCAAATCAACCGCAACGGGCGTCGGTTCCTGCCCGACTTCAAGCACTTCACCGGGGCTGGTCGCCATGAGTCGGCCGGCGACCGCGGACAGAACCCACTTCCCCACCCGGATTGTCCGGGGATTTTCGAGTGCTGACAGCCGCTGCGCCACCTCGCGTGTCCACTCCTGGTCGGTGCGCGGCGCCTGGCCTGGAACTCGGCTCACTGTGCCACCGCCCCTTTCTGGGCGATCTCCACCAGTTCCGGTAGGTCGTCGTTCACCGAAGCCAGCGTGAGCGCCACGGCTCCGTCACCGGTGACTGTGACGTTCTGCAGTTCCATCAGTTGCAGCACCCCCAGTGCTTCGACATTGAACCGTACTGACGGGATCAGCTGCGAAATGTCTAGCGGAGCATCAGGATGCAGCACGGCACCGTCAGAGAGCACCAAGGTGTCTTTGATGGCCCCGGTGTAGCGCACGTATTGCTTGGCTGCGCGGTCGACGTTGGAAACACCGAACATGTCGTCGATGTTGTTGATCGTCTGCAACCGCAGACCGCCCATCGGCACGCTGGCGCGAGCCAGGTTGTCGCCGCCGCGCAGTAGGACATCGTTGTAGGTCTGGCTGCCATCACGCACGATCGAGAACTCCCCGCCCGTGAAGTCGTTTTCACCGAGCGCCACAATCGATTTGAGCTGGGCCGGGCCCAGGATGGGCACACCGCCCACGACTGTCCAGTTCAGCCCCAGCCCGACGAGCCGATCGAACGTCGCACTCATCATCTGCTCGTCGGCGATAGCCTCGAAATCGAAGTGGTCGCCGCGCGGGTCCACGCGTTCGATGGCTCGAGTGTTCAGTCCGTGGTGGGCGATCATCGCGGCCCACAGCTCGCCCGCGATCTTCGAGGGGTCGGCTGCATCCCAGTTTTTCGTCAACGGGCAGCGGGTGCGGGTCATCAACGCCGACATATCCCGCGCGGAAATGGAGGTTCGTGAGCGGCTAGCTGAGACCCGCTGGATCGGTCCTGACCAGTACAGCTCGCGGCCCTGATCATCGAACACGTCGATCCAATGCAGCCACGGTGTGATGTCCATGCGGTCGGCGTCGATCACGCTCGGCACGGTCATTTCCAGCACCGATACTTGCCGCTGCTCGCGGGTCCATTTCAACGACTCCTGATGCGTGGCCAGGAATTGGTCGAGCTGCTTGCCGCTGGCGGTGCGCAGCGACACGATCTGTTCAGAGCTGATGACCGGCACGACTCACGGCTCCCGATCGGTGAGTGTCATGGTGACCTCGAATTGCGAGGTGCTAGCTGTTTGAACGATGAAATCCCAGCATGTTTCGCGGTCGATACGTGGTGGCCGCCAGGGCGCGCCGCTGGGGGTGCCGACGATCCCGACGGCGCGGTGCTTGCGGTCGTCATAGATGGCCCAGTAGCGCCCCGAGATGCCATCGAGGACCAGCTCTGTCAGTGGGGGCAAACCCGATACCTGCAGCGGGAATCGGTTGTCTTCGCAGCGCACATCGGTGCCGCACACCCGCAGAAACGCTTGCAGTGTCAACGGCGTCTGGCCGAGGTTACGGATCGCGATAGTGACCGCGGTGTCCCGGCAACGGAACGCGTAATCCATGGTGGGGATACGGAAGCTGTACTTGTCGATCTCGCCGACTGGCAGGCACCCGCCGCACACCGGCGGCGGAGTGTCCAGGATCGCGATCTCCTCGGGCACGCAGTCAGCGGAGAACAGCACCGGCATGTCCGAACAGGTGGAGGGCTTTTCGCAGTCGGCAGCGTGAACCCAGTTGACCGGCTGCCTGGTGATCTCGTCCCAGTCGACCGGCACCCTTACCTGCGGCAGGTAGGCGTAGGGCGAGAGCACCGTCATTTCCCAGCTGATGCGATACAGGTTGGCTTGGTGATGCTGGCCGGCCTGGGTGTTGTATTCGGAGATGATCCGCGGCTCTTTGGTCAAGACAACGCCATGCACCTCACGCACCAACGATGCCGGATCGACGCCCGAATGCGCTGGGCTGGCAGCAAGATAACGCAGAACGCTGGTGTTGTCGTCGATGGTGTCCCGCAGGATGCAGGACAACCAGTCCATGCCGAACTCGACGCCAGCGTGAGTGCAGGCGATCATCAGCGCCTCGAACGTGAGGGTGCGTGACAGGTCTCTATGCGGGCCGGCCGCGGCCCCTGATCCGGTCATCTGGGTGATGGGCCGTTCTACCGGTGTTGCTCCCAGGCCGTCGATTTTCATCACCCATACGCCGCCGAACTCTGTGGATTCGGGCAGTTCGGTGCTGTACCACGGTGCCAGCTCGGGTCGATAGATGTTGTCGCCCAGGAATTCCCGAAGACCTGGCCACGAATCATCGTAGGTGACGATTGTGGAGCACGAGCCGCAGAACGCGATCGGACCCCAGCACGTGCCGTTGATCTCAAACAGGCCGGGCCCCAGCCGGCGGGCACCGTTGGGCGGCGTGAGCAGGCCGGGGCTCACTTCGGTGGAGCTGTCGGGGATTTCGTAGAACCCCGGAAATTCGGTGGATTCGATGAGCGCGCAGTCGGTGCTCGGATCGTCGCCAAAGACACCGATGTCGCTGGTTGGCACATCCTGGCCCAGGTGCGCGATCACCCTGGAGCTGTTGGCGATCTCCACGCCGTTGAGGGTGAAGTATCCGCGGTAGGCCATCAGCTCATCAGCTCCAACAGTCCGGCGCGGACGTTCTCGCCCGCTCGTGGGCCGCCCTCGACGTTGATCTGCGCGGTCACGTACGTGGGGTTGCCGCTGGCGCCGCCAGGGTTGCGTTCCAGGGCGGCGATCATGCGCTCGAAGAGGATGGTCTGTTGCGGCGATAGGACGCGCTCTGGCCGGATCGTTGCCTTGGGCATCATGCCGACACCGCGCGCGAGGCCGCCCTGATCGAATGATCCGCCACCCAGGATGGCCAGCAACGGCGCGAACAGGCCTGTCAAGCCGCCGCTGAGTGCACCGATGATGGCCAGCGGAATTTCGAGCGCCGCGGTGATCGGTGCGGCGATCAGGTTCTCCAGCAGCCCGCCACCGAAGATGGCGTTGACGATGTCCGGGAAGTAGCTTTGCAGCCCTTCGCCCAGCATGTCGATGATCACCCCTGCCGCCTCGACGGCGAGCTGGCTGCCGATCTCGGCGATGATGTCCACGCCCGCCTGCCCGCCTGAGCTGATGAGAGCGGACACAATGCCGCCGGCGCCCGGTGCTTGGGTGTTGACCGCGGCGCCGGCCGCCGATGCTCCCGCTTGGATCGCGGCGTTGGCAACGGCTTTCGCGATCGGCACGATGACCTTCTCGATGATGTATTTGATCAGCGCCTCGATCACTATCTTGAGGATCCGGATGCGTTCCTGTGCTGCTTCTTCCTCGCTGGTGGATGAGCGGTCGACGAGCGCGGAGGTGTCGTTCATCAGGCGTCCGCTGGCATCGAATGCTTCGAAGTCGCCGCGGAACTGGCGGAACTCGTCGGTCATCTCATTGAGGGTGTCTCGGGCTTCGATCTCGACACCCAGCACCCGTAGCAGCACACGAACCAGCAGGTTGACGATGGCGCCCAGGATCGGGATCTGCGATACGCCAAAGAATTCCGCGCCCACCGTGTCGTTGACGTTGACTCCGCCGCCGGTGGCGAACCCGCGCACACCACCGTGGCGAGCAAGGGCGGCCCGGAACGCGTAGACACCAGCATGCCCACCCATGCGGGCTACGTCGTCGGTGGTGAGCACGTGTTCGTTCGGCATGAGCAGCGCCGGAACGGAATCCTTGCCCGGGATGCCGCCATACACTGGGCCGCCGGTGGCGAAGAGCGCGCCGGCGATGTTACCGCCGATGCCGGCTGCAGCTCCCCCACCGCCGCCGTCGGCTGGGATCGCGCTGCGGACCGCATCGGCGATCGGTGGTGCAGCCGCCTGCCCCAGCGCGGTACCGATCTGGCCGCTCACGCTGTCCTTCAAGCTCTCCAGAGCCGATTGCACACCAGCCTTGACGACCGGCTCCAGCGCTTCCTCGTTGAGTTTGGCGTTGGTCTGCTCGATGACATCGACGAGTTGTTCACGCATGGCGGACAGTTGGGCGTTGACGCTGGTGAATGTCCGGTCAAGTAAGGCGCCCGTGTCGGAGAACATGCGTCCGCTGGCGTCGAAAGCCTTGCCGTCGTTGGTGGTGAGTTCTCCTGCGTCGCCGCCGGCGCGGGTGAAGTCCTCGACATTCAAGCCCATGGCCTTGGCAAGCGCCAGCGGGTTGCGTTCCTTGACGAGCTGATTGAGCTCGGTGTAGCTGGCGTTCTTCTTGTTCCAGGGCTCCTGGCCGAGCCCGGCCACTGCGCTCATCACGTCGCCTGCGACGTTCGACGCGGCAAGTCCACCCGACTGCGACAGCGCACCAAGCATTTGGTCGCCCATGCCGCGCATTTGGCCGTCGAAGTTGGTCACGTAGACCGGGACCACGCCGCTGCCCATGCCGGCCAGACCGCGGGCACCGCCTGGCATCGGCAATCCGGGCATGCCCGTCGCCGCGCCGGCGGCGACCTTGGCGTGGATGTGGTCCTGATGTCCAGCGACGGTGGAGCTGTTGCCGTTGAAGTCTTCCCACTTGTCGCGCCAAATTGTTGAGTCCAGGCCCAGCGCAATGTAGTTGGCGCGCAACGCCGCGTTGATACGGTCGCCGAGTTCCTTGTTTTGGCCGACCATGATGTCCAAGGCGCGGCCGCTCGGGTGATCAGAGATAGCGTCCTGGCGCACTCCCCCTATCTCGCGGACCTCGGGGAAGTTGGTGGCGATGAAGTCCCACAGCTGGTTCGCGCCTGGCTGCAGCCCTGACTTGGAGCCCTTCGGTCCGCCGCCTGCCGGGAGCGCCGCGATTGCGGTTCCGCTGGGAACCGCTCCCCTGCCGAGCTTGTCACGGAACGTCTGCAACGAGCTGATCAGCGCGCTATTGCTCGAGTTCAGGGAGCCGGTATATCCGCCGCCGCCGATGATCTGCTCAACCAGCGCGGCGATAGCGTCGTCTCCGAGGGCACCCCGTTTCTTGTTCCGCGCGGTGGTGATCGCCCGGATGACCGGGTCATTGGCGTCCAGACCAGCACCGACGAGTTCGGCTGTCAGGTTGCCGCTCTTGGCGAACTTTGACAGCAGCGCCGCGTACTGCGCGTATCCGCCGGCACCCACACCACCGATTCCGCCGATGCCGCGCGGCAGGTAGGTGCTCGGGTCTTCGCCAATCCACTTCGCCGGGTCGCCTCCCAGCGCTTGAATCGCCGCCGCGGCGGCCTCGTAGCCGGGATTGCGCGCCTTGATCGGTGTGCCGAATGGCCCCATCCGTGCCGGCGAATTGCCGGTGGCCGATGCGACGCCGTCGGAGGCGATGGACTTGATGGCATCGGAGGTCGCGGGCAGCGGGCCGCCGCCCTTGCCTGCCAACAGGTCCCGGATTTGTCGCAGCACCCCGAGTTCGGTGTTGTCATCCACGCCAGGAATACCTGCCACCGCACCGACCACGCCGCCGTCCGCGTATCCCCTGCGGGACAGGCCGCTACGGAACCGGCTGTTGATGGCGTAAATGGCTGCAGCCCCACCCAGGCCGCGCACAGCCTCGGGGATGAGTACGCCCTCGCCGCCAGACATCGGTACCAGCATGTTGTCGACACCGGGAGACCAACCGGGCAGCACGCCGCCGTCGGCGCGGCCAGGCGGCACCGCGGGAGTCATTCCCTGCGCCTGGATCATCATGGTGATCGTCTGCTGCTTGTACTTGAGGATGAACGCTTCGACCTGGGCTTGTGCCGCACTGGTGTTGGCCTTGACCTGGATCTCGTTCTCCGAGACCTTGGTGATCTGCACATCCAGGGACTCAAGGTTTTTCATCACCTCGGGCGACGGGTCTTTGATCTTGACCTCACCCTCGGGCAGTGCCTGGATGTCCGATGCCAACTTCTGGACGTTGGCCTGTACCTCAGGCAACGCACCGGCGCCGATCAACTGACCGAGGTTAGTTCCTTGCGGGGCGGGGACGTTTTGCCCCGTCGCGCCGGGTATCGGCAGGAACGTGGTCGGTTGCTTCTGTGGAGGCGGCGCAGGGGGCGGGAGCGTTGGTAGCGGGAACGAGGGGGTGTACGGCGTCACGCCGCCCAGGTTCAGGCCGGGCAGTGGTTGACCGTCGGGACCGATCACCGCGCCGTTCGGGCCGATGCTGTACCCCGGAAGTTTCCCCGCCTGAATCTGCGCGAGCATGCCTTGCGACAGCGACGGTCCACGGTCGACCGGAAGCATCGTCTTGAGGTCGATGCCACTGGGGGAGATAACCGGCGGCGGCGGGTTGTCATGGTGCTCCTGCCACGACTTGTCCCACTCGGCTTTGCCTTCCTCCAGGCGCTTGCGAGACAGCTCGAACAACGACACACCGGCACCAATCATGGCGCCGAGCGCAGCACCCCACGGGCCGCCCATCAGGCCACCGGCCAGGGCACCGCCACCGATGTTGGCGGCGAACCCTCCGGCCTGCTGCAACCCCGAATCCGAGTTGATCAAGCCGCCGCCGATCTGGAATGCCGCCGCGCCGATGCCCAGACCTGCCAGCGCCTTGTTGATTCCCCCTGCCGCTGTCCCTGCCTTCCCAGGTAAACCGTCCAGGGCCGACCCGATGCTGTTTATCCCGGACAGAACCGAGGTAATGCCGGAGATCGTTCTCCACGCCAGGAATGCTGTGACGACACCGGAGATGCCGCCTGGCATCGAGTTGAGAAGGTCGGTAACCATTTTGAGGATCGGTAGCAGCACCGCGGTCCACTGCTTCATGCCGTCGTAAACATCACCCAGGAGCGAGGCGACGTTGCCCAGGATCGGCATCCACTGCTTGATCTGCTCGCGTCCCTCGGTGAAGAACTTGATCAGCTTCTCTTGGCCCTTGTCCGATGCCAGGAAGTCGGCCAGCGCGCCGGACCCGCCGTCGAGCGCGGACAACAGACCGCCGTCGCCGCCAGCGGCTTTGGTGATCGAGGCGATGATCTTGCCGATGTTCAGCAGTGTGTTGCCCAGATGGTCGGCACCCTCGATGCCTTCGGTGATCCATTTGTCGAGGTTGCCGTTCTCCACCGACCGGGTGATCCAGTTGTCGAATCGCTTTGTGACAGCGGTCAACCCGTCGGCAATGCGCGGCAGGAAGTCGCTGCCCTCGGCGGTCAGTGTGCCGAAACCGTGGATCAGCGGTTCGATCGCCGCGCTGGCGCGGTTCTGCGCGTCGGCGGTGTTGCCGAACAGCTTGTCCAAGATTGACTGCGAGGAGTCCAGGCCGCCGACGCGGCTCAGTTCCTTGAACGTGGCGTTCCATGCCTTCGAGATGCCGCCGAGGCCCTTCTCCAAGGTGGGTATCGATTTGTCGGTCAGTTCGGTGATGCTCTGATCAACGCCTTCGAACATGTTCTGCGCCACGATGTCGCGCTGCAGATGCTCCAGCTGAGGGCGCGCGGAAACTATGGCCTTAACGACGCCCTGGACCGCCGGGGCAAGGCCCTGCATTGCCTCGGCAGCTTTCTTGATGTCCTTCGGGTCGCCCGACTTCGCGGCCTCCCACGATGCCTTCACCGCGTCGGACAGGCCGTGGAACCCCAACACCGCGGTGCCGATCGACGAGACCATGCCGCCGATGACGCCAGGTACGACGAATCCGACCTGGACGAGCTGCTGCAGTGCCCCGGTGAGGTTGACGACGGCCGTGGTCGCGGCCGGAAGGCTGCCGACACCGAGTGAAATCGCATTCAATCCCACGGGGCTGGAAAGGAAACCGCCCCTGCCGCCATGCCATCTGACACCGCCGCCAGAGCCGCCGCCTCCCCCACCGCGGCTACCGCCGCCTGGCGGTGGTCCGGCCGGGGTCGGTGCAGCTGCCGCAGCGATCCGCGCCGCCGTGTTTGCTTCCCACGCTGCTGTCTGTTTCTGGATGGCCCGGGTGGTCGCGTTGATCGACCGTGTCGAAACGCTCTCGCCAGCACGCGCTTTGGCTGCCGACTTGGTGTGCTCGTCACCGATGTCCTCGACCGCTTCGGCAACGGCCCTGGCTGCCGCTGTCTGCTTGGCGGAGGACTTCTCAGCAGCACGCGCGGCCTCGACATACTCACGCTCGATTCGATCAAGCTGCGCTTGAAGCCTCGCCATGGCGGGCCCCATGTGCTTTTGCACAGCAGCAGTGATCTCGTCGTCAAGGTCCGAACCGTCGATCGACAGATCAAGACGAATCGAGCCGACGGGCGTGGTCACCGGCTCAAGCTAGCGAGGTGGGGTGCTACTTCTCAGACTCGCTGTTCACCGCTTCCGGTGCCTTCGACACCTTTTCGAACTGCGCGACACCTTCGTTGAGCAGCGCGCCGATCAGCTCCCCGATGGTGTTGGCGTTGTATCCAGTGTCGTCCGGGTTCATCAACCGCGAGTAGACGTGCTCGTAGGTGTCTTCCGACAGATGCCGTGCGATGAACAGGCCGCTGATCTCGTTCTTCATCTTCGCCGGAACGTACTTGCCCATTCCCAGCGATAGCGCCGACATGGCCTGTGGTGTGGGCACCCTGATTTCGAGCTTGTCGCCACCAAACTCCAGGAACTCGTGCGGCCACCCGCTGGGCGTCGCTACCTCGGTACTGGCCCGAACCGCTGGCAACGCATCACCGTGGGCAGCTGGTTCAGTGACTACCTGCGTATTAGGCGCGATGACATCTTGTTCGATGGCGCCGGCTGCTGCCGGTTCGGCCGGTGCAGGGGCGGACGGCTGGAGAGGTTCCGAGGCGGGTGTGGTCATGGCGCGTAGCGTGCCGAGCAGGGGTGCAGCCGAACGATTCACTCGCAGTGAATAGTTGGTCAGCGTTCCCGCGATGCCACTCGCATTCCGGCGTTGCGCAAGAACGGTCGCGACTTCGTTCCCGGGTGGTGCACCAGCTTTGCGAACACCGTGCGCCCGCCTATCTGGAACCGCAGCGCTTTGGCGTTGCGTGGCCGGATGAGGTGAGGCCGCGAGCCCTCGTGGACGTATAGCGCGTAGCGGGCGTTGTTGCCGACGCTGCCGGAAATCGTTCGGGGGCCGGTGAAACCGATGTGTCCCTCGTTGACCTGGCGGCCGAGGTTGCCGGTGCGAACGGGGGCGTCGACGCGTGCCTGGTTGGCGATACGTCGCTGCAGGGACGCCATCCGGCGCCGGCCGAAAGACCGGGTCTGGTCGTTGAGCTCTCGTTCGTGAAGCTCGAAGCGCCCTCTAACTCGCGCCATCGGGCTTCGTCTGCGGTGCGTCCGGGTCGGCGGCCGGCGACCGGCGTGCGCTGCGGACACGCTTGGCCGAGGTCTCCGTGTCGGCCTCGGTGTGCGGGCTGTCGGCAGCGGAATCCGGCTCGGTTTCGTCCGCTGTTTCGGCTTGCGCGGTGCTTTCGCTGCTGGACTCGTTTCCGGGGGCTTCAGGTTCGTCGAGGCTGCCGTCCACCACGACGGCGCCACCGATCTGCACCAGCTTGCGGACCTCGTCGGTGACGGCCACTGTCTTGCGCACGCCCCGCGCCAGACTCGTGGTCGGTGTCAGGCTTCCCTCGATGGTGACGTAATGCCCCACAGCGCACCCTCTCTCATAGCGACACGTAGGCCATACCGGTCCACGCGATCAGCCCGCCCTCGGGCCCTTGCGGCGCGATGGTATCGGTGGCTACTGCACGATCGGGCTTGGTCAGCGCGGTGGCCGCAAGACACAACGCCGTTTCGATCCGGAACGAGTCATCCAGGCTGATCTCGGCCTCCGATTCGAGCACCGGCCACTTCGGTTTGGCTGACATGTCCGCGCACCGTGCGATACCGATCTCGACCGCCAGTGCCCGCACCACATCAGCGGTCTTGCAATCCCGGGCGGCAACATAGGCAGCGGGAAAATCACTGCGCCGGCTGCGGTATCGGCGTTCCACCCGCACCCAGAGCAGCGGCTCTTTGCAGCCCGTTGCCGGTCCGTGCTCGGGATCCCAAACGGACAGCGGCAGCGGCCCGTCGCCGGCGAAGAACCGCACATCCTTGGAGCCGCCACCGAGCGGCGGTTGGACCGAATCTGTTGGGTTGAAGGCCTTTTTCATCGCGTTGATGAATTCGTTGACGATGTCGGAGGCTGGATCGTGGGGATTCACAGCACCTCCGGTGCCTGCTGGAGTCGATGCGGATTGACCGCGGACAGCCACAGGTCGACCTCGCTTAGCCCCGTTTTGCCGGCGGCGAGGATCTTTGTCGGATCGAATTCGTGGCTCACACCGCGGCGGGTGGTGGCCACCACGGTGCGCGGCAGTCGGCATGTGTCTTCGTCGTCGCAGGCGGCAACAAATTCGCGGGCTAGTTGGCCTACCAGTTTGTCGACGCCAGCTGGTACGGGGTTGCCGCGTGCGTAGGTCACCGACCAGGTTCCGGGCTCCCCGAGCGGCCTGCCGAGATCTTGGCTAGGCCATGCACCGTTCTTGCGGTACAGGGCGTTTCCCTCCAACTGGTACTCGGACTCATTGAGCACCGCGCCGTCGATCCTCACGTCGGTGATCGACGCGACCGGGCCCGGCAGATGCACCACCCGCGGGCCCGTGACCGAGCAGCCCCCGATGCAGCCACACGGCCAGTTCACCCATTGGCCGGCATCGAGTGTCAGAACGGTCGAGCTGTACCCGAATCCCTGCGCGTAGGAACGGCAGGGCCGCGCTGTGGTCGCGCAGGCGCCGAACTGGCGGCCGGACAGCGCCCACAGCACGTGCACGGCAATGTCTTCGGCGTTGCTCCGCCGAATGAGTTCCAGGTTGTGGGCCGCTTGTTCCTCCGCGGTCGGGCTGGTGCCGAGTTCGGGCAGCGGCGGCAGACAGCTCCGGTCGATCGGCCAATCGCAGGACATGGGGCACACGGTAGGAGTCGGGGGTGCTTACACATGACGAAACGCCCGGGGGCCGTGACACCCCGGGCGTTTCGCTCGCCTGCTCCCCTATACCGGTGTGACGGTGGCGGCACCGCTAGTCAGGCCCGTGCTGTCGGCGCTGAGCGCCCCCAGAGCCGGGTCGAGCTTCACGGTGTAGCTGCCTGCCGTACCGGAGACCTGGACCTGGCCCACCTCGACGTTGGGCAGCGCCTCGATCGCCGACTGCACCGCCGCGGGCAGCGCGGTGGCCGCGATGTCGGCGGTCGGCTCAGTGCCGACCTTGGCCTTCCAGTTCCCGGTGCCGGTGACCGCGACGGTGTAGGTCTTGGCGTTACAGATCGGCTGCGGCGGAGCCACATCAGCGGCGTCCACACCGAAGTACGCCTTACCCGGTCCGGTGAAGATCGACTGCACCGCCAGCTCGCACGCACCTTCGGTGGGCGCCGGCGGCGGCACCGGGGTCCGGAACAGGATCAGGTGGTTGTCCGAGGGCTTGCTGTACATGGGAACCAGCAGACGCCCCGGTGTGCCGGCGGGGTCGATCGCGGCCACGTTGTACGGGCCCCGTCCCCAGCGCTTGGGCGCGATCGTGCGACCCGTCAAGGTGAAGTTCGACGCTTCGGCGCCAACAGGGATTGCGCCCGAGACGAACTCATTGCCCGCAAAAGCGAGGTAGCCGTATTGGCGTCCGGATGCCGCTGCGGAGAAGATCGAGTCATCCAGCGGCTCGGGGCAGTCGTCGTCGCCCTGGCCGCCAGTCCAGATCTCGAACATGACGCCCGACTTGTCATCGACGGACTTGCTGTCGATCACGCCGATCGGGTCACCGTTGTAGTCAAGCACCCGCGCCCATAAGAGGATCAGGGACCACAGGTCGGGGTCAACGCCGCACAGCTGCAGTTCGGTGTTCCACCAACGGCGTTCGGCCGGGGTGCGATCACTGATGCACTCCTTGCCCGCGGCGTTCTCTTGGGTGATCTCGTTGGCTTCCTTCATATTCGGGTCCAGGTTGACCCGAATGAATCCCTCGGTGACGATGCGGTTGGCGTTGCCCTGGATGGGCAGACCGCACGAATCCACCTTGGTCACGCGGAGCGCATAGCCCTTAACGACTGCGAATGCCATGTGCTGGCTTCCTCCTGCTATCAGGCGCTTCGCGCCGGTCCATTACGTTTTCCGAGGCTGCGGCGAACAGTAAAAGGGCGGGGTGCATCAGATCTCTTCGCGTAACTCGGCCGGGACCGCCGGAGTTGGCTTGCCGGGCGCGTGTTGGCGCGCCCACTCCATCCACTCACGGATATAACGGACAGCAACGCGCAGTTTGGAGCTGAGCTTGTCTCGTTCGGTTTCGACGGCCTTCACATGGGTTTCGAGATTCCGGACGCGTCGCGTGGTCAGCCCCTGCCAGGCGGTCAGGATGGCGACGATGACTCCGCCAATGGCCTGGATCTGGTCTGGGCTCACTCGAATGACCTTCGCCGATGTAGTGAGGCAGTCCCACGCTCGCCGACATGCACTGCGGCGAGGCACTTGGCGAAGCTCGCCGCTGCCATACCGCCCGCGACGCTGGCCGCGGCGAGCCACGGAAAGTACCGGGCGTCAACAGATTGCGTAGCTTCGGCACCAACACCGAGGCCGCCACCTACAAGGAACCCTTGTGCCGCAGAACTCACGGTGCGCTCCAGCGCGTCCTTCCAGAACTCCCGGGTAAACAGATCGCTCACGAGTTCATCGCCTCTGAAGCGTGCTTAGCGATGGCCGCGAACACTGCTTCCTTGTTGGGCAGCTCCTTGGTGTCCAGCCCCTTTGACGCGGCGTAGGCATCGAGCTGCGGCCGCTTCCAGTCCAACTCAGGATCGCCCTCTGGCCAAGCCTTCGGCGCGAAATCACCTGTAGGAAGCGGCTCCTGGGTGGGGTCGCCGATGGCTGTACCTTCGGCGTCGGTCGAAACCGGTTCAGCGAGCGGCAACGCCGCGCCCGAGCCGTCGTCGCCCGTGGTCGCGTCGGTCATTCCTGCTGGCGGTGGTCCATCGTTGGAGTCGTCGGCGTTCACTTCGTCGAGCAGTCCGGCCTCGCGGGCATTGCCTTCCGGCACTACGTAGACAGCGCGCGGACCCTCGCGGGTCAGTTTCTCGATGGCCTCGGGCGGTGTGCCGACTTCCAGCAGCTTGGCCAATCCGGGGCCGCGCAGCGTCCCGTCGACGAAATCGATGGTGGCGAAGCCTTCCTTGACCACAACTTCCACACCAGCAGGCATGACGTCCAACCCTTCTACGTGATGTTCACGGCGCCGATCAGCGCCTCATATCCGACGACCAGCGACCGCTCGGCGATGGCCTTGAATTCGTTGTGCTGCAGGCTCGGCGCATCGCGCAGCTCCACTGGTCCGCGCCAGCCGTAGGTGGGGCTGGTGGCGATCAGCTTGGCGCCCAGCGCCGAGACGTAGCCGCCGCCGAACACCCAGGTGTTACCCAGCGGTGAGACCAGCCGGCCGTTGTTGTAGCGGATCAGATTCGCCTGTGCGGCAGGGGCGGCCAACTCCGCCGACGCGTGAATGACCCCGACGGTGCCGGTATCCGCGATCAGCCCCTCGATGGCGCCGATAGCTGCCACGATTCCCGTCTTAGCCGCGGGCGTCCCGGCATCGAGCAGCATGCGGGCCGCGAGCGTCTTCTCTGTTTGGATAGGCTCCAGCACGCGGTGTACTTGCTGTGCCCGGACCCGGATCTCATCGCGGCTCCGCTTGAGCAGGCTGCAGTCGTCCGATGCGTACGTGGTCTGCGCAATGAACGCATCTGGGAAGGCAGGACGCTCACCCTTTTTGACGTCGGCGGGTTTGAGCTCAGACTCGGTGGCGTTCCAGGGTGCGCTCCAGACGCCGAACTGGGTGCCGCCGCCGTAGTTGAAGACTCGGAATTCGACACCGGACGGCAGCCAGCGCAGCGGTCCGCTCTCGTCGACCCACTGGGTGGCAGCGACGAGCCCGTTGGGTGCTGGGTTGACCAACGGTGCGTCAAACTGCACCGGGGATAGTGCTGCGGTCATGTGGCGCGATTCCTCTCTGCCGGGAAGGCGGGCGGACGTGAATGCCTCGGTTGTTCACGTCCGCCCGCCTCGTCCAATGCGATTCGCCGGGGTCCGCTACGGGGTCGCAGGCGGCGTGTTGCACGCCACGGTCTGACGAGCGCCGATAGCACCGGACACGCAGATCGGCAGCCGCACGATGATCGACTGGTCGCAACGCTTGCCCACCTGCAGCGAGTCCTCGGTGAACACGTGGGTGTACTGGTTGAGCTGCAACTGCTGCAGCGGGTACTGCACGCCCAAGGTGATGACGTTGTTCAGCGTGCGGAACCAGGTGCCGGCGGGGTACAGCATCACGTCGACCGTGGCCGGGTACACCACCGTGGCCATGTTGCCGGGCTGGCCCGCGCCGCGGGTCTGCCAATCCACCACGTACTGCAGGTAGATGTCGCGGACCGCCAGCCAGTTGTCGATCTCCGCGTTGGTGACGGCCAGGAATTCCTTGCCCTCACGCAGCGCAAGGTCTGCTCGCAGCACCTCGCGGAACCACACCGGCGCAACGCCTTCGATAGTGGCGTTGTCTGCGAGCCCCTTGTTGTACCGAAGGTTCGACGCCTGCAGCGCCAGACCGTTGAGAACGCCACTAGTTGCTCCCAGCACCGCCCCGGCAGGAACCGCGATCGGAGTGCCCGACCCAGCGACCATCTTGCCGATGGAGATCTGCGAGACACGGTGCTGGTGGGCAACCTGGATCTGCTGCAATGCGTTCTCGATCGCCTCGGGCCAGGCTTGGCGCATCAGGATGCCGGCCTTGGCCGCCCAGCCGATCGCCTCCAGGCGCCACTCGAGGAACTCGTCCGGGCACGGCAACTCGATGAGCTTCTTGACCGCGGTCGGATCGCCCTGGGCATTGACGGCTTCGAGTTCGGCTTCGGTGAAGTGCCACAGGTTGTCCAGCAGCGCCGACACATCGGGGCTGATCGGGACGCGGACACCTCCGCGAGAGAAGTCGAACGGGAAGTCCGGCAGCGACAGCAGATTCGACGCCTCGGGCACACCGCAGAAGGTGTAGACCTGCTGCGACGGGGCGCACCAACCACCAGCAGCGACCAGGCCCTTCGCGTTCACTGGGCCGTGCCCTGGGATGTCGCGGCCGATGGCATCCAGAACCGCGAGCGCCTCATGCTCATTGGCAGGCGCCGGAATCTCCGGAGCCGGCCGCGTCAGGCGGGCGATCGCCTGGGTCGCGTAGTTGCCGTCAGGGCTCGTGCCGGTGCGCTGACGGCCCGAGACGGACCCTGCACTTACAGAGGCGATCGACTGAGCGATCTCGGCGAAACCGACCTTCTCGGTGCCGAACTCGGCGTACTTCGGCGCCGACTGCAGCATGTCCCAGCCCTTGGGCTTCTCACCGCCGGGGGTGCCGGCGGGGATATCACTGTTGCGGACCGCGCCTGCGAACTCGACCTGGCGGCCCGAACCTGCGGCAGCGGTGACGGTTTCCGATTCCGCGGCAGCTGCCGCGGTGGCGGCTTCGGCCTCTGCTACCACTTCCGCTGCAGCACCACCGTCACCGTCTGCGGGGGCTGCCTCGTTGTCTGTCACGGTGTCGGCTGCCGGCTCGGGCTCGGGCTTCTCGGTCGCGGCATTCGCGCGGTCGAGTAGGGCGTTGAGGTTCTCGGTCTGTGCCTGATCGGCGGCGGCGATCGAATCGCGCTCGGTCACAACCTTGTCGCGGCTGTCGAGCAGGTACTCGAAGCGCTCAGTCTCCTCAGCGCTGAACTCGTCGTTGGCGGCGGCGCGGGCCTGGAATACCCGGATCTCCGCTGTCACTGTGGCAGCCAGCTCGTTGAGCTCGGCGACGGTGGCGGGCAGCGGATCGGGCAGCTTGTCGAACTTCACTGCGTGCTCCTGTTCTCAGAGTGAAACTCTCGGTCTGTTCGATCGCTCCCCGGCACATAGCGCATGACAGGAACTCTCTTGGCCGCAGAACGTAGAGACGGTGCGTGCACACGCTTTTCGCGTATCAGCCGCCAAAAGAGAAACCCGCAGGTCAAAGACCTGCGGGTTTCCCTCTGCGGTTAACAGCTTTTAAGAAACTCAGCTGGTGATGAGCTTGATGGTGCCGCCACCATTTCGGCGTTGTTCCTTCTTGGCCTCGATGAGCGTCAGGAACGAAGTGACCGTCTTATCTGGCGCGGTGTATTCGAAACTCTGCACCGTCGCACCGGTAGACGTGACCGAACCGGCGCGTGTGCCCCTGCGGCATCCGCACCCCATCAGGCACGCTCCAGCAGTTGGCTCATCCGCTCGGCCGGCGATGGCTCCCGCGGCAGATCCCCAACGGCCAATGTCGCACGCGTGAGCAGCGCGGCCCGCTTGGCAGCATGGGCGGATTCGGCCAAGGCTTCGGTGACGGCTGCCTTGATGTCATCGCGAGACAGCGCTGTAGTGCCGGATGCTCCCGTGCGCGGCGACATGGAAGCCACCAACGACAACGGGTTGCCTTGTGAGTCGGTTGTTCTGCGGCACAGGAATCCTGGTGTGTTGACTGCCAGCACGGCAACGAGTTCGAGGTTTCCGCCGTAGGGGCGCCAGTCGCCGGACAAGGGCGCGGCCAAGCCCATCTCGATCTTGTCCGGTGTCGCCCACGGCGCTGCGACACCCGACACCCAGATGCCGTGGGCGTCCTCGCCTGCTCGTACGAGCGCAAAGCACGCCTCGGCGTTGTCGTAGTGCGCCTGAGCTTCGGCATTGCTCACTCCAGACACCGGTGCGTGTCCGATGCCCACGGTCAGCCGACCCACCGATAGTTCAGTGCCATCGGAAAGGCGCACCGGTGGCGAGGAGTGGAAATGTGCATAGCCGGTGTGCGACCGCGGGGGCGAGATATGTCCGAGGCCAACGGAACGATGCTTTTCTTTGAAGGTGGCGACGTGTCCGAAGATCCGCCCCGTTTCGGGGTCGATCGACAGTGGAGTGGGTCCAGCGAGCCCGGGGTCGGAGAACAAGACCGGGGCGTACACGCGTGGTTGGAATTTGGCGGCCATCGACGCAACCAGTGCCTTGTCGCGCGCCTCGCGTTCGGCGTTCAGGGCAAACCTTGTCTGCCCGAATGCAGGGATGGCCACGATGGTGGTGGCCAGTACTTCGGCAGCCGTTGTAGTGGCGAATATCTCGCGGTCAGGGTCGTAGTTTTCCTCTGTCACTACTGTGCCGTCTTGGTACGTGGCGATCATCGTGACATCACCCAGATCGACGGACGGATTGCACACACCATGACTCACTAGGTCGATCGCTTTGATGGCGTTGTCGTTGTTGAGCATGTAGCCGTCCGCACGAACCTCGCCGTCTTTGAACCGGATCGCCTCGATGACGCCGACTGTGACGGACCCGTAGTGGCCGCCTTCCATTTTCTCGCACCACTGCAGCGGCATAGGGGTGTCGCGGAAGGCTAGCTCGATGTCGGCTGCAAGCATCCGACCATCGGACGTCGGAGTACCGGTCACCGCGAATAGCGCGTCGGTAAACGTCAAATAGGTCTCTGTGTCTTCAGCCATTTCGTACTCCTGTTCACTCGATGCGGCCCAGCCGCCGGACGCCACGCGCCCGATACCGTCCTCGTCGTCGCGGGCACGCACATTGCCCGCCTTGTCTCGGCGCTCAATTTCCTCTGCCTGGGTGCGCCCATCACGATTGACTGCCACCGAATCCCGACCGTCCAGCCGCTCAGTGTGCCGATCAACCTCGTCCGGCAGCTCCTCGCCGGCCGCGAGAATGCCGACGCGGCACCGGCAGTTCTTCCACTCCGCGGGCGACGCAGACATATCGCCCGGGACAAACAGCTGCTCACCGCCAACGGTGAAGTGACCCTTGAGCGGCACTCGCTGCCCGTCAGCGGCCCAATGCGTCGGCCGGGTCTTGCCATCCAGGGTGCAGATCCACGTCTTCTCCAGCCCTGCGGACTCTTCCGACTGCGCCGCAGCGGCGACAACCGCGTTGTTGAGCACATCGGCGGCCTGGTACCCGCGCTGGCGGGCCAGGTCACGCATTTCGTTTGACGACGGCTCCAGGACTTCGGCCGCCCTGGCGCGCAACACCTCAGGTCGGTCCTCGGGGGTCACTGACAAGGTCAGCGTCGGTTCGGCGAGCGCGGCTTCCATCTTGGCGCGCACCATCGCGGGTGTAGCCGCGATATTGTCGCGGCGGCTGGTCAGGAAGTCATCGCGCGCAGCGGCGAGCGCCGGGTTAGTTTCGACATGGGCGATGGCGGCAGCGATTTCCTTGCCGGACATGAGCAGCGAGCCGAGCACGATGGCTAGCACCACGGTGTCGAGGTCGGGCACGACCACGTCGGCGACTGCGCCGCCCAGGCCGATCGTGGCTTCGTACACCGATGCTGCCCACAAGATGCCGAGGCCGGTCACGATAACGGCTTCGGAGTGCTGGTCCCACATGCTTTGGGTCTGTGAGACGGCGTCAGGGTCCGGGGGTAACGCAGCTGCCGCAGTCAGTGCGGGCAGCACAGCAGCGCGCGCCTCGGGTGCCCAGCGCCGCAACGTCTCCGCGTACAGGTCGCTGATCGCCGCTTCGGCCTCGATCGTGCGAGACAGCGCCTCCCCACGCTCAGGCCACATCAGAGCCACACCACCGACGCGACGTTGATTAGCATGTGAATCACGTTGTCGGCGATAATGAGCAGCCACACCGCAAGCCAATCGGGGCGATCAGCGCCGTGCCCTGTCGCGGTGCGGGTCGGCCGGAACGCCCGCGGCGCCAACTGATTCTTGAACCACACCACATGCCGCGCCAGCCGATAACGGTCGATCACCGCGTGCGTACCGACGATCACCACCAGCGCAAGCGCCGACTGCGTGATGAACACGAACGGCAACCCATAGGTCACCGCGTGCGCGGTCGCGGGCCACCAGCGTTTTGTCTTCTCCTGGGCCATCCAATCGGACTGAATGACATAGTCCCCCACCATGTGCGCGAGCCCTGCCAGCGCAATCGCGGATGCGATGTCCATCAGCACACCTCGTCCCTGAGAGCCGTCACTGCGACCAATACGTCGGCGAAGCTGCCAGAATCGGCCACGACAATTACCCGACGGCTCTCGATGTAGTAGCTCGCGTTCGCCTCGCCTTCGTAGGCAACGACCTTGCCGGGGTGCGTCGTGTCGATGCGAGCCATCAGCCGACCTGTCCGTCGATGACCTGCGATGTCAGTTCTTTACGTGCAGCCCGCGCTACTGCGGCCCGCACCCGATCGGGGTCAATACCCAACCGCGACAACGCTGACTCGCTCATGATGCTGTCCCATCCCTTGATCAGCCGCGACACCTCCGGCTCGTCGACCGGGCCCATGTACCGGTGATATTCGTGCGTCGGGATGCCCTTGAGCCGCGCGCGCTGCTCACGATCGTTCGTGCGGACGCGTCGCTTGCCGGCCAACTCGAGAGCGCGGCCCACCATCAGATCCACCACCGCAAGTTCCACGTTGGCCCGCGCGCTGGCCTGCACACCGCTGCCGTCGTCCTCGGTGTCCGGTTCCTGCTGCTGCTCAGCACCCGACGCGTCATCTTCCCCGCCGTCTTGTCCGGGTGGCAGCGCTGCGACGGGCTCAGGGAACTCGATGCCCTGCACCGAACTGTCCAGTAGGGGCAGCAGTTCACGCAGCAGCGTGGGATCTTGACTCACCCTGTCCTGCGCCCACTGCTGCCAGCCTTCCAAACTGGTGAAGTCATACATTGCGTCATCAGGAATCCCATAGGTCCGTACCAGGTATTCGCTTGTAACCGCGCCCTTCTCGAACGCGTCCTTCGTCTCGTCGGTCAGATCCGGATCGGACGTCAGGGCCGATGCGTCGTACCAGAGAATGTATTTGTCAGGGTCGATTCCCTCATCAATCAACATCCCGCGAAGAACCGACTCGTAGATGGCGTGACAGATGATTTCCATGACGGGCTTGATGTGCACCTGCACGTCCTGATCATCGATAGCCCATGCGGACCAATGGTTTCCAGTACTCAGACCAAGCAGCCGCTCCCGGGACATGTCCAACCCCGTCGCTAGCCGGGCGATCGCCTTCTCCCGAGTGTTCAGAGCCGTGTCGGTAACGTCCTTGCCGAACTCAAGGTGATTGATCTTCGCTAGGTGATCGCCAGGCGCAGCCGCCACGATCGGGACCAAGGCGGCCATGCTGTTCTCGTCCTTGGACGCGGTCTCGGCGACCTGAACGATCATCTGCTGCAGCGAGGCTGCGACTCGGCGGCCCGGTTGCAGCTGCGGAGCCGAGTCGCCGGGTTTATCGGCCGCCACCGGCGACTGCTGATCGGGCAATGTTGCTTCCGACGGCACGAACAGCAGTCCGTTGTTCAGCAGGCGCGAGTTGTCCGCGTTCTTGATCTTTTTCGTGGTGCGCACGATCTCGCGCAGAGAGTCCAAGCACGCCTGCACAGGCGAGTCAGGCAGTGAAGCGTCTTCGGCGTCGGGGTTCCACACCCGGAACATGCCGTCGCCCTTGCTCTGATCGAACACGTGCTTTGTGCCGTCAGGCAGCTTGATCGTCACGGTGTTGCTTCGTGGGCCTTGTTCAATCTCTCTGCGCGTGACCGCGTACCACTTGGCCACCTGCCTCTGGTTTGGGTCGGTGCCCTCGGTCCGCATCAGGATCGCGATCCACAATTCACCCGGGACCGTCAACGATTCAGCGGCCCGTCGAGTCAGCTGCGCCTGCCCTAGCCTGCCGCCGGCGATCTTGCGGACGATCTCGGTGACCCGTTGTCCCTCACGGTTGTCCTCGGCGATGCTTCCGGTTGGCTCACCGGTGTCGGCGTCGATTTCGGAGGCCACGAATCGGACTCGTGAGCATGAGTTGGCCCGCCATCCAACGTAGTAGCGCAGCTCGCCGACTGCCCGGTACAGCTCCCAGGCTTCGGCCTGCCAGTTGTTCCGGCGGCCGACCGATCCGGCCTGGAAGATCTGGGCCGAGTTGGTTACGGGGGTGCTCGCTGCGGTCAGGGCGCGCGGCGCAGAGGCCGTCAACGCGTCGCCTCTACGGCGTCGAACAACACGCAAGTCTGGGGCGGCCACGTCGCAGACGGTAACTGTGCAGGGTGTTTACTGGCCGGCGTCCGCGTCGCGGCTGACGATCTCCATTTCGTCGGCCGTCAGCGGCGAGGCCAGCCCGACGACATACGAACAAGCCAGCGCCACACCGAAGACAGCCCACCACGGCCAGCCGATGATATGCACTGGCGCCACCGCGGCGGCCAGCGCTAGCCAAAACCCCACGCACCAGGGGCATCCGAGGAATTCGGCCAGCAGGTTCCAGCGCGCCATCCGGCGGGTGTGCGATTGCGCGGTGACCGCATGGCCGGCCGTTCGCGCCTCATCGGCGGCGATCATCGCCAGATTCGCGCGGTGAGCGATCCACAGCCGCACAGGATCCAGGATGGTGTCGTAGTTGATCAGCCGCACGAGTCGCATTACAGCGAGCACGTAGATGATGAGGATCAGGACGGTGAGTCCGAGACCAAGGTTCATGGTGGCCGACGCTAAGGCCAAGGGGTGAAACCTATCCCGCTGAAACTGTCCTACAGAATTAGGACACCGCAGTTAGACGCTTAGATTTGCGCTGCTCCTGCTTGCGTAGTCGCGCGCATTCGCGGCAGAACTTGCGGCCGCCATGCTCGTACACGTTGTACTTGACTTGCACGTGCCCGCAACGGAACAACGTGAGAGTCCCATCCAGGTGGGCATCGATAAGCTGATCTATCTGCGTGCGCAGACGCGCCGCTTCGGCCTTGAACTGATCCGCCTCGTGTCGGGTGGCCGTGAGTTCGATACGCGCCAAACGCAGTTCGTCGCTGACCTCGCGTGCCTCCCGCTGCGCGACCACGAACGCCTGCGTCATGTCCTCGGCGCGGATCGCGCGGATGAGGCGCAAGCTGCAGCCAGTTCGAGCAGCGATGTCTTGGGCGGTCATACCCGCGGCCGTGAGTCCAGCAACGAGCCAGGCTCGGTCCTGATCGCACATTTCGGTCATCTTGCGGAACGATTTCGGGGACGAAAGCACCGCCGCAACCATCTGTGTATCGGGTTCCCACCGCTCCGGCGTCGTCAAACCGCGCCCACCGGAATCGAGTTCATCGACCACACAAACGCCACGGTAAACCGGCAGACCAGTGGCACACGATTCAGAACGCGCCGAAACCCTAAACCGTTACGTTGCCGGTGATCTGAGTCACCGTTTCATCGAGACGGGCCATCAGCCGCACCGCCGCCTCTGAAACCGCACCGGCTGGAATCACATACCCTCCCCAGTTCGCGGAGCACCGCATAGTCTCGGTGTAGATCGGTGTCGGATCAGGCCCAGCAATCGGACCGCCTCGCGCGAACTCCATCATCGCCTGCCTGTCCGTGCCCAGCGCTGGCCGCGATCAGCGCTGTCCAACAACTCGATCCGCGCCGCCAACTCAGGATCCAACACCGCCAGCATGTCCGCATACACACCGCGGCGCTGCAGCTCTGCAATCAGCGTCGACACCTGCCCCACGTTCGCAACCGACTGCGGACTACCCACACGTACACCGAGCGCGAAGCCCAGCGCCGCATCCGGCAGAGCCGCCAAACGTCCATCGATGGTTTCCGAGGCCATAGCCAGGAAAGTACCTCCGCACGGTGACGTCACCCGACCTTGCGTGACATCCAATCGGTCAAGTCCACCACCGAACCAGCGGAGCCAGCAGTGCGAGCAGTCGGGCCGAGTGCGCCGTCGACCAGCGGCGCTGAGATGTCCCACTCCAGGCCGGCCGAATGCACACACACATCGTGCCCAATCACCAACGCCGCCAGGCTGTCCGGCTGGTGCTGGCCAGCCTGCCACGCGACCGCTTTCGTCTCGAACTCGGGGAAATGCCCGGCCAGGCGGCACGTCCCGACCTCCAATGCCTGCAACAGCGCGGCCGAGCGCGCCACCGCATCGCCCACGCGCGGTCGGCCCTTCGGCGGCCACGCGGACACCGTGATCGGCCGATTCAACGTGCCGTTCTCCTCAGCACGCACGATCGCTTCCTTGACCACCCGCGTGTAGGTCTCGCGGGCCGCGAACCCTTCCACCGCAATCTCGCTGGCCCCCACGTCGATCGCCAACTGCACGGACTCGCGCGCCCACTCGTCTGATGTCATCGGCTTGGACTTGTCGGCGATCAACGCCACCACGCTCTGCCCGGTGAGCGATGTCGCGACCAGGCCGCAGGAGTCGCCCGACCCGCTATCGGATGGGTCTACCGCCACCACGGTGAACACCGGCCGCGCCGGTGCGAGTAGGAGCCGCCAATCGTCCAACCACTTCTGCTTGACCAGCCCGCCGGCTGGTGCCGTGGGCTCGCCGCAATACAGTGCGAACCACACCCGCTCCCCCACGGTGCGCCGTGTCGCCGCGAAATGCTCGGCCGTGAATCCCAACGCGCTGATCATCGCCACTCCAGCAGGCCGGCAGAGCGCGTCGGGGATCTTCGGGTCCGAGACGGCGGGGATGTTGGTGCGCCGCCACCGGTCCGGCTCCTGCTTGATCAGCGCGCCGGCCAAGTCTTCCTCGTGCCAGCGTGTCATCACCACGACGACGGAGCCGCCCGGGTGCACGCGCGTCGACAACGTCGATTGGTACTCGTTGAGCACGCGCCGCCGATGCGCCTTCGAGTCGGCTTCCGCCGCGTCCTTGACCGGGTCGTCGATGATCATCAGGTCGGCGCCGAAACCGGTGACACCCGAGTTGATACCGGTGGCCAGCACGCCGCCCTCGTGGCCTTCCACCCGCCACTGACCCACCGAGGTCTTATCGCGCGCCAGCCGGTAGCCCAGGAACTCGGCGTGCTCGTTGATGATCTTGCGGACCTCACGAGAATGCGTCTGCGCCAACTCATCCGAGTACGACACGATCACAATCTTCAGATCCGGGTTTTCGCTTAACGCCCAGGCGGGCGTCCAGATCGCCAGCGACTGCGACTTGCCCGTCCGCGGCGGAGTGCTGACAACATCTCGCTGATCCGGCTCCCTGACCGATCGCACCGCGAGATCTGACAGCAGCCGGATCGTCGGTGTCACACGGAACTTCGTGTCGAGACGGCGCGCCAACTCAGCAGGGCTCCCCGGCCGTCGGCGGGAGCGTGCCACCCGCACATACCGGGCAGCCGCCAGACTCAACACCGCGGACATGAGGTCAGGCTGCGCCCGCGAACGACACCGGCTCGCCGTCGAGCTCCGGAACGATGCCCGTGTGCTCCTCGAACCGCCGCAGAATCACGTCGGCATACCGCGGATCCAATTCCACACCAAAGCACCGCGACTGGCGGCCATGCGCTGCGATCAACGTGGACCCCGAGCCGGAGAACGGATCCAGCACCACGCCGCCCGGACGCAGACTGTTGGCCAGCATCGCCTCGATCAACGCCACGGGCTTCATCGTCGGGTGTTCGGCGTTGCGGGCAGGCTTGTCCACCTCAAACACCGTGGTGGACTTGTTGTCGCCGAACCAGCGCTCGCCGCCGCGACCCAATCGGCCCTCGCCGCCCGGGGCGAACCCGTACAGGATGGGCTCGTGCCGGTACTGGTAGTCCGAACGGCCAAGGGCCATCATGTTCTTCACCCACACCAAGTTCTGCCGCACCTGCAGCCCCGCGGCATCCATCGCGGACTCGAACGTTGTGCGCTCGGTGTCCGCGTGAGCCACGTACACCGGCGCGCCGGGCCGGGCCACCGCAGCGACCACATCGAACGCCGCCTTCAACAGCTCGAAAAGCCCACCTGCACCATCATTCTGGATCCGCAACGCCGCCTTCGTCTTCCCCACATAATCGACGCCGTAGGGCGGATCGGTCCACACACAGTCCGGCTGCACGTCACCACACAGCGCCCGCACACCCCCCAGATCGGTCGCCGATCCGACCAGCAGCCGATGCTCCCCCAACGACCACAACTGCCCCGGCCGCGACACAGGCGACTCCGGTGCCGGCGGAACATCATCCGGATCGGTTAGCGGCTCCGGCGGGAATAAATCACGCTCCATCGCCAACAAATCCTCGAGCCCGTAACCAGTTCCGCCCAAGTCCTCGATCGACGACAACAACTGATACAGGTCCGAGGTGTCGTACTCGCCCAGGTCGGCCAGCCGGTTATCGGCCGCCACGATCGAACGCGCGGTGTCCTCGTCGACATCCACTATCCCGACATCAATCGTGCTCCAGCCGAGCGACCGTGCAGCCATCAACGTGTGGTTGCCCGCCAACACCTCATTCCGGCGCCCAGTCTGGCTGCCCCGATTCACCACGATCGGCCGATACTGGCCATGCTTGGTCAACGACACGGCGATCTGGCTGACATCACCGCGACGCGGGTTACCTACGAAGGTGTGCAGGTCATCGACGGCAAGCTGCGTGTATTCGGGCACGCGCCGCAGTCTGGCAGGGAGCGATGAAACCCCTCGCTCACGAGGTCAGTCACTGCGGTACTTGTATCGCAGCGCACGCACCGCGCTGTGGGTTCGCCCCAAGCGCTGGGCGGCTTCGATGACGGTCAGCCTGCGGTCTAGCGCGATCTCGATATCGTGGTCGGTCCAGGGCGCCTTGTAGTTGACCGCCGTGTGCCGGGTGGCCTCTTGGCGTCGCTCCCGCTCTGCTTCGGCCGCGTCCCGGCACCGCGGACATAGGCATCCGTATCGGCTCACGCCCGTGTTGGTTCCGTGCAGATGTTCAGGGACCTTGCCCTGCAGGCGCCCCAGCCACCGTGCGCGAGCCACAGTGACCGAATTGATCGAACGTCCCAACTCGGCGGCAATCTCCGTGGGTGTGCGGGACTCATCGGTCAGGACCGCGATCTCATCCTCGGTCCAGAGGCGCTGCTGTATTCGCTCAGCTTGCGACTCTCGAACACCCGAGACCAGTCCAGAAGCCTTTTGGCGCTGCAGATCCCGCATTCGCTTAATCGCCCTGAAGGAACGCCCCAACCGGCGAGCAGCTTCAGCGCGAGAAATCGACCGATCCAACGCGACCGCGATCTCCTGAGGTGTCCATGACCCATAGCAGGCGATGTCAGTCTCGGCCACCTGTTCCAGCTCGGCAGCGCGACCACGTTTCTGAGCGAGCAGCTGCTCAATATCGCGTCCCCGGTACCGTTTTCGGGCCTTCTCCACCTGTAGCCGGGTGCGGCCCAACCTCTCGCCGGCCTCGGCGCACGACAGAGACCGATCCAACGCCACCGCCAACTCATCGGCGGTCCAGCGGCGCGGAGCTACACCATCAGCCACACAGGACAGGCTACTTCTGGGTCTCCGTGCATACCGTGAACCGGCGCTGTGTGTGTTTGTAGCCGCCGTCCGGGCAACCGTCGAGAGTTGTGGTGTCCAGGATTATTTTGGTGGGTTTGATCCGGTCGCCCGGGGCCGTGGTATCAGTGCAGGCGATTTTGCTCACTGGTTGCCCCAACCGGATACAGGAGGTGCTTTCCCAAGCCAGATCCAGGCAGACGGTGTACTGACCGGAGTCTTTTGAGTTGTGGTAGAAGGATCGATCTGCATCGGCACATTCAGCAGGAACGTTGACGCGCTGGATAATTCGATAGGTATTTTCCGCTGATCCGCAATCGACGATCTTGAACACCGCGTTGACGCCGGGCCCAGACAGGTTGGCGCAGCCACCCACTGGGGCTTGTTCTTGCCCATTGGTCGTTAACGCCGCTGGGTTCGGGAATTGACCGGGAATACGGGCGAAATCAGTGGATTCAGCGTGTTTAGGCGCCACCGGTGGATTCGGCTCGCTAGGTCCGCCGCAGGCGGACATCACCACCGCTGCCGCGGCCGTCACCGCAACTGTCCCACCCCGCACCATTGCATTCATCTTCGCGTATTTCGGTTAGAAGGCGAATGATCCGGAGGGCTGCAAGACAAATCCACGTTCAGGATTCACCCGCTCGATGCACGCCACCGAGCCGCCATCCCCAACGCCACAGGTCACATTTCCATATGAAACCTTCTGGCCGGGCGAAAGAACCTTCGATGTGGGTCGATTGTCTTTGCATGCGCCCTTAGTGTGACCGATTGCGTACTTCGTCCCGAACTGATTGACCGTTCCTGCATCACACGGCCCCGAACCCTCCGCAGCAATATCCTGAAGTCCCGGAAGCGGGCCCCAACACTGGATCAGCTGATTGCGCCCATCCGGGTTCGCTGGATGACCGAAACCGCAGTTAACACCTTCTGCCGTGGAAAAGAAGATCGACGTCATGCCGCGACCCGCCGCGGAGACGTACTGATCTACCGAGACCTCGCTGTAGGCGTTGAGATCGGGGAAACCGGCGGGTTCGGCGGCGGCTCTATCCGGTGGGGTGCAGGCGATGAGGGCTGCAACGGCCAGGACGGTGGCAGACGAATATGCGAAGGTTTTGCGCATTGTCATTCTTCTCCTATTGGACGGTACAACTGGCGGAATAGACCCGTGGATCGTATGGGAGCTCTGTCACGTCGGGGTGGGCGGCTTTAAATGCCGGGTCCCAGTATTGGCTAACTTTCAATCCTATGGTGCCATTGCCGGTAGCCGGGTCAATAGACTGACTGGTAATAGTCGGCCCATACGGCCCGTCAAGACCATTGATGTTGTTCACATCCCGGGGTACCAGTACGCGCGTGGCGGTCTTCGTGGTGAGTTCCTGGACGCTGGAGGCGATAATCGCCTCGATCGGGCCGGTGCCTGACGAGCTGACGAACATGAAGCCGCTCTTACCCTCCGGGCCAAGGGCGATGAGTTGGCTCTCACGGTCGCCGGACAGGAGGGGGCCGACGTAGTGCATGCTCTTGATCCAGTCGTTAGGCCCGTCAGTGGGTTTGATGGGATCGGATTGATACAGAGCGCGAGCCGGATCGCCGGGTGTGGCACTGGTGTTTCCTGCCAAGAGCATCGTGTTGGAGGCCGGGTCATAGGCGCCGCTAGTTTGCGCGAGAGGCGATTGACCAATGATGACGTTGTTATGGGCAAGATCGACGATCTGTGAGGGCATAGTCACGTAGTTGTCGTTCACCTGGCCAGGCGCTGGAAGTTTCGGCTGGCTGTAGAAGGCGTAGTGCTCGCCGTGGGGGCCAAGAGCGGTACCGGTGGGAATCGGCCGGGTTCCCTTCGGAACCACTGAATTTAACGGATTTGAACTGCCGTTTAGCTTCGGACCCCCTGGTATACCAGGCTTAGGATCGCCACCGATGTTGATCCCCGTGCCGGGGATGGAGTCATCGAGATCATCGCCTGCGACGGGATTAGAGGGCTGTGTGCAATTGATCTCCTGGTCAGAGCGCGGCGCTTTCTGCTGCCCGTCGGGGGTATCCGATTTCTGAGGCCCAGCTTGGTCAGGGGCACAGTTACATTCGGTGCCCCCGCCAACATCGCGGCCGGGTTTGATCAGGCCACCAATGACACTGCCCGCCGCTCCGGCCCCTGCAGCCATCACGGACATGAGCTGATCAACAGGCAGCCCGTAGGTGCCCGCAGCGGATTGGCATTGTTGCTGAATCTGCTGATCCTGCTGGTCCTGGCTATCCTGCGTCTGAGATTGCTGGTTCTGAGACTGCTGAGATTGCTGCTGTCCCTGCTGTCCCTGCTGGGGCTGTTGGGGCGAGTTCTGTTGCGGTGCTTGATAATCAGGGTTCGCTTTACCGGGACCCTGGGTGTAGGGCGTTGCGGTCTGATAGTCCGGGATCTGGGTCCCATGGGCAGGCTGATCCCAGCCCTGTTGCGGCTGTTGGGCGCCCTGCTGCCCCGGAACCTGTTGCACGCCAGGCGATCCCGTGTTATAGATGCTGATACCCGAGTTCTGATCCAGCGGTGGCTGATTGTTACCGCCCTGGTAATCCGGCATTGAGCTGGGCATTTGCGGCGGCTGGAACTGAGAGCCACCCCCATCGGTCATCCCTCCGGTGGGCGCAGGCGGTCCCGTAGGGTCTGCCGCCACCGTCGCGACCGCCGAAAAGCCGCTGCCGGGAAGGGTGTGGCCATCGACGATCTTCGCTCCGCCGATCCCCAGGGCGACAATCGCCACCAGCGCCGAAGCCCGCCGCAAACCGGCTGGCATCGTCCAACGATCCTTCATGACCATGAATACAACCGCCCCTTTCAGCCGGGGCTCAGCGCGCCCCCGAACAGATCATTGCATACATATGGTTGCCATGTCGATAAAACCCCAGCTAATGAGTTAGCCATAGCAGCCGCACCCTTCTATCGCCCCTGGTAGAGGCCACGCAGCATGCCTAAATCAGCGGCTGGGTTCTGAGCAACGTCGCATCTTCTGGGCAGCTCCCCCACCCGTAGATAGGCACATATTCGCCAGATCTCCACCACGCCGAGCATCCCACCGTTCGGAGTTGGGCACGCGGCTTACAAATGGCCGATGGACACCCCGCCTGGTCGCAGGGGGTTTGCGGTAGATGCGCCATACGATGTAGCGATGACTGAGGAGGGTCGGCCGTCGTCACCGGATGAGCCTGACGGAGCCACGGCCGCTGATGCACCAGACGATGCCGAGGAGGGTGAGCCTTCGGCTGACGAATCATCGGAGGACGCCACTGAGCGACCTCCACAACGCGGCAAGGGAAAACTGCGCAAGAGGATCTGGGCGAACTTGAAGGAACATGCGCCGAGCTACTCCGCTCTAATCTCGGGTGCCGCTGTCATCGTCTCGGCATGCACGCTGATAACAACCGTCCACGCAGGACGGAGCCAGAATGAGATCGCCAAAAAACAGGTCGAAGCCGCGCTTAGTCAGAACGCTGCCGCGCAGACGCAGTCGCAACTTACGCAACTAAGCCAAGCCAATGAGCAGTACTCGCGCGCTTTGGAAATGCTCGGGTCGAGCCAACCGAATCTGCGTATAAGTGCAATCGTTCAGCTTCTCGAAGTAGCTAGGTTTGACCCCACATACGCCTATAGCGAGGACGGGCCGTACGTGGACAAGGTGGTAAATACACTTCTCTCGTTCATTGATACGAACTCAAAGAATAGCGCGTGTACTGCCGAAGGTTCAATAGGGACTGACGTGGAATATGCGGTGGACGTATTCAGTAAGGGCTTAGGAGGAGACCTATTCAGAAGTGTCATAAGGGACATAGCGCCTGGCCAAGCCAACCCACTGTGGCCCGATCAGAAAGATCCAGCTTACATCTCAGAGCAAAATCGGGTGTTCTCAAGAACGGCCACCGCTGCTCGCCCGAATTGCTGGCAGAGAATTACGATTTTAGGAAGCTTTGAGCGTGTGTCGTTTGAGCACATCTCAATGCCTTACGCAACGTTCCACAATGCCGACGTGAGATATGCCGTATTCAATGGCGACAATCTGGATCACCTCGTCGTTAAATGGGGAACAGTTGAAAATGCGCATTTTGATGGCTCCTACTTAGTTGAGGCGAAATTCATACCTGATGATAAGTATTCGCAGTCGCCAAATATGCAGAACGCCACGTTTGTCAATGCCCGAATGTGCCGCGCGGTTATTACCTCAGACCTCCGGGGCGTCGACTTCACCAGCGCCCGGCTATACGGCGCCGACCTGAGGGGCGCGACAAACATTGGCCTGGCGAAGTGGTCAGACGTCCGGTATGACAACACCACTCTGTGGCCGCTGGGATTCGAGCAACAGGTCCCACCGACCGAGAGCCAACCGAACTGCGGGTAGGGAGGGGTGTTGAGGCACCGGACGGCGCATCAACGCTCGTCGTCGAGGCCGGGCTCCTCCGCCTCCTGATTGATGATCAGCGCACCACCCTCCACGTAGTCGCCCTCACGCAGGTGCGCAGCTACCTCACGCAAGGCCTGCACATATCCCCGCCGATAATCCTCGCCCAACCCTGACGTGTGCCTCGCCCGCGAAGCCCAACCCCGGATACTCCGAGCGATCCGCAAATGGTTGATGTACAGCGCGGGCTGCTCGACAAGGATCTTGTCGATCGCCTTTGGGTCGTAGGCCGTCAAATGCTCAGCATCGAAATCGAAAATGTCAGGTGTAGGCACGCGTCAGACCGTAACGGGGAAGCCCATCCCGCACACCCAATTTCACAGCAAAAGTTGCCGCAACCCGCACGGTCACGCAGGGTCCAGACACCCGCCCACGAGTTACCAAGCTCCATGCGGCCGCGGACAGCTAAGGTCAACCGCATGAGCTTCAGAGTGACGTACCCCGTCGGTTCAACGTTCACCGCGCCCAACCCCCAAGAAGGTGCCGAACCGTTCGAAGACTTCACCGACGCAGACGCATACGCCTTCCTACCCGGTGGAGTACTTGGGATCTGGAGCAACGAGGACAGGCGGTCCTACTTCCTCCCACAAGGACAATGGGTGTTGGTAAGCGCCAGCGGTCACCAACACGGCAAGCACAAGGACTTCTCCACCTGGCAGATCGCCTGGGCCCTCTTCACGCCGACCGAGGTCTAGCCGTCGGCGGCACGCGCCCGCACGTTGTAGACCGTCGCCCGGGACACCCCGAACTCGCGGGCCAAATCCACTGGCGATTCACCAGCGGCCAACCGTTCCAACACAATCGTCGTCTGCTCATCGGTCAACGCAGGCTTCCGGCCTTTGTAGACGCCTTTGCTCTTGGCGATCTCGATGCCCTCGCGCTGGCGTTCCCGGATCATCGACCGCTCGAACTCCGCCACCGCGCCCAGCATCGACAGCAGCAGCGTGGACATCGGCGAATCGTCGCCCGTGAATGTGAGGTTCTCCTTGACGAAGTGGACCCGCACGCCCCGAGCGGTCAGCTCCCGCACGGTGCGCCGTAGGTCCTCCAGCGACCGCGCCAGCCGGTCCATCGAGTGGACCACCAGAGTGTCGCCCTCACGCACGTAACCGAGCGCCTCGGTGAGCGCCGGCCTGGCGGTGTCCTTGCCGCTGGCCTTGTCCTCGAACCGCTTATCAACCTCGATGCCGTCGAGCTGGCGTTCGGTGTTCTGGTCCAGCGTGGAAACCCGCACGTAGCCGACCCGCTGCCCCGTCATGCTTCCGCCCAGCCAGGGTGCCAAAGCAGTGCGATGGCGCAACCCCCGTCGATGATGTCCTCGCTGTCCATGCTGACCTCGTACCCGGGGCCGTACCAGCCGGAACGACCACGCTGCAACACGCTGCGACCACCGACCAAGATCGTGGCATTCTCCGGCAGCGCGTCGAGCTCCTCGAAGGTGCGGACGGTGCACACCTCGTGCCACGCAGCCGCAACAGTGTCGGCCCAGCCGGGCTCAAGACCGTACGGCTGATGGGCGGCTAGTACGTCTCGGAGACGCGGCGAAGCCGCCCCCTCGGTGGGAGCGGCTTGCGGCGAGCTGTGATCGCTCATCGGGACATCATCCTCGGTAGTTGGCGGAGTCAACGAAGAACGCGCGGCCCGTGTCGGGGTCCGTCCACATGCAGGGCTGGCCGTCGGGGTTGCCATCTTCCTCGGCGCAGGCTGTGAGTGGTTCGGCCGACGCGCTAGCCGCCATCACGGTGCCCGCGGGGATTCCGAGGGCAGCCCCGACGAGCAGGCCGACGCCGAACAGGGCGCGTTGAGCAACGGTGAGCATTGATTTCCTTTCGGTGGGTGGGGTTATACGAGGTCGGACCAGTCGGCCCAGGTGGGTAGTGGGTGGCCGTCCCAGTGGACGATCGCGATCGGCCGGCCACGCGCGTTGAGAAGCATTCCCTCGGTGCCGGTGTGCCGGTGTTTGACTCGTCGGTCGGTCAGCGCGATACGGATCGCGTCGAGGTAGGTGCCGGTGAACGTCTCGTCTGCGAACACGTCATTCAGGGCGTCGTCGATGCCCTCCCGTTCGGTGATGGTGTCGGCGATTAGGGCGCCGAGGAGGCGGGTCTCTGACGTGGCGGTCATGGTCTCGAGGTGGGCCATGTAGGACAGCAGTTGTGGCGTGGTGCGGGTGTTGATCGCGGCTTGCAGCTTGTCGCTGCCGTCAGCCACGCTCATCAGAGGTCGTACCCCTCTGGTGCGTGGTGCTGAGCGTCGACTCGGACTGCCAGCACCCGGCGATCAATGCCTGCCACGTCGAAAGCGATCGTTGTGGCCAGCTCCTCGAGCGTGCTTGCGAGGGCCTGCCGGACACGCGACTCGATCGCGACCGCCTGCTCTTCGGTGACGCCTTCGACCTGGTAGGCGGCGGCGAAGCTGGTGAGGTATCCGACTGCGGGTGCGTTGGTGGTGTTGGTGGTCATGTGAACTCCCCTTTTCTAACTAGGTTCTAGACCACATTAGATCACTGTCTAACAATTCGTCAACCACCCTTTTTAGACATCGTTTGCTCAGGTCAGCGCCGATATCGTGCGCCGGTCCAACAGTCCGGCACGGGTATACCCCAGTTAGACCGGCTCGGCCTCGTCGTCCTCGTCGGCCAGCTGCTCCAGTACGCGCGCCATCCACGAATCGGCCGGCGCTTCAACGCCCTGCGCCCGGCGGGTCACGGCCAGCCACTCGGCCAGCTCATCGACTGGGATGCCATCGAGGGCAAGCACCTGGCGGGCTACCTCGACGTGGATGTCCCACAAGGGATCTCCGGGCCCGGACACGAACGCGAACAGCTCGCGGCACTCGGCGGCCACCGCGGCGTTCAGCGCGGCCGGGTCCAAGCGTCCCTCGGCCACGTCCTTGGCGACCAACATGGCGGCCTTGATCGCGTCCTGCGCGGGCTCGGTCGGGGCGGTCACGGCTCGACCACCTCGGCGTCGATGACGGGCTGGGCCGAGATAGCGGGCTGGCCGGCCGCAGCCAGTGCCAGTAGCTCGGCCTCCGCGCGCTCAAGCACCGCCACGGCGGTCGTGACGTTCACGTTGACCTCCTCAGGCACAACGACGAACAGACCCCACAGCTTCGCCTCCTTCTCGTAGCTGTCGAGTACCGCGCGGCCCAGCTCAGACACGGTGCGGTGCTCCCCCTTGGCCTTGGCCTTCGCCATGGTCTCCATCAGCATTCCGCGAACCTGGCGGATGCCGTCACCGTTCGCGCGGCGCGCGATTTCGAGGGTGGACGGCGGGTTCTTCTTGAGCCACGACATGGCGGCTTTCTGGGCCGATTGGGGCGATTTGAAGCCCGTGACCTCGGCGACTTCGCGCCATGTGCGTCCGGCGATGTGGAGCTGCCAGGCTTTTTCGGCGCGTTGGTTTGAGCCTTGGCGGTTCATGACTGGCGGCATGGTGGTGGATTTTCTTTGTTGGGGGTGCTGGCTGGGGTTTGGGCTGGGTGGTTGATGGTTCGGGGTTTTGGGGTGGTGGGGGTGAGTTACAGACGTGTTTTTTGGCTGCTGGTGGCGTTGTGGGGCGGTTTTTGGCGGGTTAGTGGGGTGGTTGTGCCTGTGGGGGTGTTCCAGCCCATTTGGGCGCGGATGGTGGCGAGTCCTCGTCTGGCGGCGGCTGCGTGGTCGATGTGGCGGCATGGGAGTCCGTCTCGGTGGCCGTGGGTGTCGCAGAGCTGGCAGTTGCGGATGGCTTCGGCTTGGGCGATGTCGGTGAGGTCGGGTTGGGCTTGTGTGCGTTCGTCGGCCCAGGGGTCGTAGGGGTCACTGAATCGCCCTGGAAATCCCGGAGGCTCGGGCTATTGGATTTCGACCAGGGTCTGGTCGGTCCGTTGGGCATCGTAGAACGCGGCTTCGAACTCTGCCGGGGG